CGAAGGTGACCACTTTAGCGGCGCCGAAGGTGACCACTTTAGCGGCGCCGAAGGTGACCACTTTAGCGGCGCCGAAGGTGACCACTTTAGCGGCGCCGAAGGTGACCACTTTAGCGGCGCCGAAGGTGACCACTTTAGCGGCGCCGAAGGTCAAGATGATTGAGCTTATTAATTTATTTACTTTATTTATAAATTATTTAAATGAAAAAATATTCGAGTTTAAACAGATTGAAATAAACAATCTCTTGGAGGCGTTGAAGGCTATTACAGATGGTATATAATATTCATTTTATATTTGATATAACTTTCAAAATGTCCATCCTACTCATATATAAATTTTACTATAATATCTAGAAGAGGTTTATAAGCATCATATTCTATGTGTAATAATTCAACTAATTTTTTAGCAAATCCCATTTTTCTTGGTCTCGTGTGTGTCCAAATAATAATGCAATTATTATTTTCTTTTACGCAAAAACAGGGGAATTTTCACTAGTCCTTCTTTCAAACATTTTATCAGTCTCATTTACTTGTAATCCATATAAGTTTCTAAAATAGTGCTTCTAGTATGAACAAACCGGTAATAATACTCATAAAAAATACACTAAATCAAAAAATCGTGATAATGTTTATTACACCATTAACTGATGTTTTCCTCATCTTTTTTCCTCAATTGAACTTCCGCCACTTGTTTCTTCCGCCACTTGTTTCTTCCGCCACTTGTTTCTTCAATCTTTCGACTTGATTCGGCTAGCCATTTATAAACTGATTTTTTAAACGTATAAATTTATCTAATTCAATTTTCGCCTGTTTGGTACCGTTTTTAGCATCTCTTTGTTTATTATAACTGTAGTAATTACCACGCGCATGGTTTTCAAGCCGTTGAGCTTGAGCATATTTATCTCTCGCCAGTTTGATTTTCTGATCGAGTTCATCCAGTTCGATTTTCTTCAATCTTTCGACTTCCGTCATTGTTGCGCGGGCTATCTGAATTATCGCATTAGTCCGGTTGGCTTCCGCCAGTTTGATTTTCTGTTCAGCTTCCGCCAGTTGAACTTTCGTATGTTTAGTCTTCTCTAGTTCTTCTTTCTTTTGTTTGGCTTCCGTCAGTTTGATGTTCGCCAGTTCGAGTTTCTGTTTGGCTTTCGGCACTTTAATTTTCGCCAGTTCGTTTTCCAGAAGTTGAACTTTGTCTTTATTTCCGGTCAGCTCGGCTTTTGATCTTTTACTAACTATCTTGTGTAAAACTCGACTTTCCGCCCGTTCTTTGGCCCGTTCTTTGACATTTTCAAGTTCCGCTCGGATGGCTTCCGCTAGTTCAACTTCCGCTTGTTTGGCTTCCGCTAGGTTGTATTCCGCCCATTTTTTAACATGTTTGGCTTCCGTCCATTTTTCGACGGCCAGTCTTTTGACCCGTTGATTTTCCGGCTGTTTATTTTCTGCTAGTTGAGCCTTCTCTAGTTGAGCCTTCGCCAGTTGTTCGGTCTTTCGAGCTTTCGCCAGTTCAATTTCCGCTTGATTAATTTTCTCCCGGATGAGTTCCGTCATTCTATTTCCTTCCAGTTTAACTTTTTCCAGGTTGATTTCCAGCAGTCGATCGTCTTCCAGTTTATCTTTCTCCAGTTGAGCGTTCATCAGTTTATCTTTCTCCAGTTGGGCTTTCGTCAGTTGTTCTTCAGCCTGTTTTTCCAGCTTTTTAAAGTCCTCCCATTTTGTTTGCGCCAGTCTTTCGGCCCGCTCGGCTTTCTCCAATTTAGTTTTCGTCCATTTTTTGTCCTCATTATCTTTCGCTCTGGTTTCGTTCAGTCTAGTTTCCTCAACATTTTCGTTGGTTTTTTTTAATTCTTCGTTCGCCAGTTTTTCGGCCTGTTTGGCTTTCGCCAATTTAGTTTTCGCCTGTTTTTTGGCCTCTTTGGATTTAGTCCATTTTTGATCTTCCGTCTGTTCAACTTTCTCAGCATCTTTCGACGGAACAAAAACAAACGGTTTTTTAGTTTTTATATCAGATTTCCAACCTTTTATTTTATCAACAGCATCATCTAACGCATAAGTATCTTTGGAAATATCGGATTCATTAATAAAATATTGAATAGGTTTTAAAAATTGTTTTTGTTCAAAAAATTTGGGATTGTCAGTTGTATTTTTATTGTCAATTTCTTTAATAATTTCATTTGGTATTTCTGTTATTTTTTTATTATCTAAGTCTTTCATAACAAAATTTTTGAATAGAATTTCTTTTAATTGGTCCAAGGTCATCATAGTATTATCCAATATCGATTTAAAATAAAAAATTGTCTTGGATAAGAAATAATCTGCCCAATGTTTCAGATGGTCGAGTTTAATTCTATTGTATTTAATATATAATTTTAAACACATCAACAAAGAATTAAAAGGAAGGTTCATTGTTATATAATTATTATTACCAAATATATCCTCCATATAAGTGGCTTCGGCGAAATCAGTCAATACAACTGAGTCCGGAACCCCATCTTTATTACTAGGACGGACGCCAATATTTTTATATTTTAGATTTTTGTGTACAAATCCATACGAGTTAAAAGTATCGCATGCTTCTGTTAACTGGTTTATAAGTTGTTCTACATAATTCTTTATATATTCGGGTCTATCTTGTTGCCATACTTCTAGATAAAGATCATACAATTTGGTTATTTGTTTTTCAAACGAAGATATTTTTTCAATTGCGACTACAATTAGCCTGTCGGGTGTTGTCTTATTTATTTCTAAATCAAATTTTTTTTTATCCGTTTCTGTCGAAACATAACATTTATTAATATATCTGATTTCAGCGATGTGTTCAGGCATAACATTATATGCTTCAATATTATATTTAATATCTTTAATTGATTCAAGGTCAACAGCCAATATAGTTTTTATATAAACAGGCTCATTGTTGTACGTCCCTTCATTTATAAATGTAGAAGAGGGAGATCCGAAATATTTTTTACGATTAAAGTCCGGAACTCCTGTTTTTAATTTATCTACCCAAATCTCTTCATTTTGCAAACAAGAATTTCGCATACGCAATTTCTCCTTGCCACTATATCGATTATTATTAGATGGATATTTCATTCCATCCACCATTCCAAAATAATTATTATAATATACAGATCTGAGATCTGAATTTTTTTCATCAAACTGTGGTTTTTTAATCATTTATTGTACATAAAAGATAAAATAATAAAAAGTGTATATGTATGGTATAATAATTCAATAAATTGAACCATCCTGTCATCCTGCCTGTTATAATTCTATCATACTAATAACATCCGACTTTCTTTTGCTGTTAAAATATTACTTATTGGACTACATTGGACTATATTGGTTCTACACTTTGAATGATAGACAAATAGTATTTATTGGTAACTGCCAAAAGCGACTTTGGTAATTTAAAAGCATTTGTTGACGCATTTGTTAACGCATTTGTTGCCGCAGTTACACGGTGTATTGTGAGATGAATAACATCGATTAATTTCATCCTTTTCTTTGGTAATATGCAATTTATTGATTCCGGAATATTCGCATATTATGTGAACAAGCCATCCGGTGATAAAAAAACTAAGAATCACTTGCCACCAGAATTTATATTTTTTGATATTAACATTAAAATTTAGCGAAAAATTGTACAGAAGTAGAGTGGATATTATAAATGCCAATATAGGTCTTATAAAACCTACAGCTAAAAGTTCATAAATAAACTTCATTTATTACAAACCAAGTTTATTTATAATTTTTTTCATCGATTGAAAAATATTCGTGGAGTAACTAATTCATAACTAAATACAGGAAACGACCACTTCATTGGTCTCGGTGCCAACTAATTGATACCAACTAATAGTATCTTATTTTTCATTGGGATCTGCGACAGAAGTAAAATATAAGGAGCAACACAAATTATAGTTTCATTATATAAACAAGCGTGTAAAACGACGGCATATTATTATGCTGGGTCGATCCTCCCTCCGGGGTTGTGTTATCACCAGAACCAGAATTTTGACTTCCTTGTATATTACTACCACCAGGACCGTTTTCCTCCACCGAACCGGAAATATAAAGAATGGTTATGTCTAGGCATTTCATCAAGTGTAAGAGTATGGATTTCTTCACCACCGATTGACATAATATAATGCACAGCCGCCCAATTCGGGATATTCGCATGGGGCACCGGAATATAATATTGGCCATCAAGACAAACCGTCCGAGTAGATCCGGAGTTCGCTGGGGGCCGTCGCAAATCGCCCACCCTGACGGAATAGTACTATGTCAATCTTGAATCTTTTGGATACCAAAAAACAATAATACCTGATGGGAAAGAAAGAGAACTTGGATTACCGGAATTGAGTCGCGAAAGATGAATAATTAAGTGCATGTTTTTGACCAGGGATGCTTTTTTATTTGTAAAAATATTATATAGAATAATACAACCTAGAATTGAAATTGTTGTGTATATATATATTTTGGTTTCATTATTTATATTATATATAATATAAATAAATTTTTTTGACCTAATAAGTAATAACTAAATAATACGTTTTTAGCGTTAATACTTGAAATAAACGGTTATTATTTAGTATAATATCAGATTTCAATCAACGGATCAATCAATTCATTTATATCATAAAAATTTTTAAAAAATTTTAAAAATTTTTATGATAAATGAATTATGACGATAGTAGACGTAAATGCAATCATATAGGTTTTAAAACGAATAAAAAATGTAGGAATAAAGCACGCCCCGATGGTTTGTATTGTAGTAAACATACAACCCAATTAGATGAACCATATCCAATGGAAGCACGAGTCGATGGTTTTTATTATAGTAAAAATACAAACCAATTGGATGGATATTCAAGATTTAGCATCATCCCCTCTAATAACTCGAACACCGGCCCCTCCAAACCCTTTAATAACGTAAGTTCCAACCCCTCCAACCTCTCCAATAACGTAAGTTCCAACCCCTCCAACCTCTCCAATAACGTAAGTTCCATCCTCTCCAACCTCTCCAATAACGTAAGTTCCATCCCCTCCAACCTCTCCAATAACGTAAGTTCCATCCCCTCCAATTACGTAAGTTCCAACCCCTCGCATCACTCGCATCACGTAAGTTCCAACCCTTCGCATCACTCGCAACACTCGCATCACGTAAGTTCCAACCCCTCCAATATCGTAAGTTCCAAACCCTCCAACCCCTCCAATAACGTAAGTTCCATCCTCTCCAACCTCTCCAATAACGTAAGTTCCAACCCTTCGCATCACTCACATCACTCGCATCACGTAAGTTCCAACCCCTCCAACCCCTCCAATAGCGTAAGTTCCAAACCCTCCAACCCTTCGCATCACTCACATCACTCGCATCACGTAAGTTCCAACCCCTCCAACCCCTCCAATAGCGTAAGTTCCAAACCCTCCAACCCCTCCAATAACGTAAGTTCCAAACCCTCTGATTACTCTGATTACTTGCAACAAGAAAGTTTAAATAAAATTAAATCTTATGTAAAAACCAATAAATGCAATTATGATGGGTTTGTATCAAAGTATAAAAATGATGATTTATCGATTGACTTTATTGGATTAGCGCAATATAAGCCTGGGACATTAGATGGATGCATAAAAAATTTAATTGATAATAACGTAAAATTATATATAACGTTTAATAATCAAGGTAATTTTGTAGAAATAACCAAAAAAGAAGAAAAATTATTTAATAATTACTGTAATATGATTGGATGTAAATATTATTCATTGAAAGTTGAGGATTATACACCGCCAGAAATTGATATATTGAAAAATTTATGGATTATTTTAGATGACTTTCATAAAGAAAAAATCAAGAAACCACATATTCAATGCATTATGCATTGTACTGCTGGGCTTGGTAGGACAGGAACCATGATATTTAGTTATATAGTATACAGGAAATTTTTAACCGATAAGAAAAAATATTCAGAAGAGCTTTTTAAATTAGCTGAATCTATAGTTGATTTTGACAAAAAGACAGGTATATTAAATTCTAAAGTCAATACGCCTTATATGCATATGAAACATCAGAATTATTATAAACAAGTTTTAAATTATGGAATCATTAAATTTGCATTCGATGAGATAAAAAAATATTCCCAACATTCTTTCAATGAAATAACTGGAGAAATGGGAGAAAGTATTAAAAAAATGTTATTGTTTGAAAATAGAATTAAAAATATAATACTTGCCATTTTAACATAATAACTGCCATTTTAAAACATTGTAGAAAGAATTAATTATTTTCATTTATTGGATAATATAGAAAGAAAAAATATTATAAAACCGATTTATTAATTTCTATATAGAAATAAAAATCCAAATATTATTAAAAATAAGAAAATATTTATTTGTTTTCAGTCCAGTCCTCTATATTATATTAGAATAAATATGATATTGAGATAAATATAATAGTATGTTGGTTACTTGGTCTGTTTAATACTAGGTAAAAATTTACCGGACATTGCAGTATACGTGCGGATTTAAATGGGCAAATGCGTATATAAATGAGTAATAATAATAATGATAATTTTTTTGTATCGGATTCAACTTTGTTAAAAAATGCATCTTATCCAATATATAACGCTTCATCGTTTCTCGGATCGCCGATCGTAATCGAAGACATTATACCAAATGAATTGTTAGTATACAATGGAAAACAATGGATTAATACTCCTTATATATTCAACATGACCGGATCGACTGGAATGCCCGGCCAAAGAGGATTTACAGGACCTACCGGAGTAGTCGGACCAACCGGGTATACTGGGTCGCTTGGGGCCACCGGGTATACTGGAAAAACCGGCCCAACCGGGTTGGTTGGGCCGGTAGGTAAAACTGGACCAACTGGATTTACTGGGAATACAGGTCCAACCGGCGTTCCTGGATCAGCAACTTCGACTGGGGCAACTGGGGTTACAGGATCAACTGGACCGACTGGCCCTACTGGAATTCCCGGAAAGGCGACATTTACCGGAGCGACCGGATTTACAGGTCCAGCTGGTGGGTCGAATATTCCCAATGGGAATAAAACAGGTCAATATATATATTGGGATACATTAAATTCTCCATACTGGAGTATTGGAGGAACAGAGTCCGTGTCGATTGGATTAAATTCCGGAAAATACCAGGGGGTCAATTCTGTTGCGATTGGTATAATGACCGGAGAATATACACAGGGAGATTATTCTATATCTATGGGATATCAAGCCGGCCAATCTCTACAAGGAGAATATTCTATCGGACTTGGAAATCAAACAGGACAAATTGGTCAAGGTCTAAATAGCATTGGGGTTGGAAATCAAGCGGGGCAAACTACACAAGGAAATTATTCTTTATCAATGGGGTATCAACCCGGCCAAAATTCACAAGGAGATTATTCTTTGTCGATGGGGTATCAAGCAGGACAAAATACACAAGGAGATTATTCTTTGTCGATGGGGTATCAAGCAGGACAAAATACACAAGGAGATTATTCTTTGTCGATGGGGTATCAAGCAGGACAAAATACACAACAAAATTATTCTTTGGCGATGGGGTATCAAGCAGGACAAAATATACAACAAAATTATTCTTTGTCGATGGGGTATCAAGCAGGTCAAAATACACAACAAAATTATTCTTTGGCGATGGGGTATCAAGCAGGACAAAATACACAGAATTTATATTCTGTTTCAGCGGGGTATCGGGCTGGTCAAAATACACAAGGACAAGACACAATTGCGATCGGAACCCAATCTGGCCAAAATATTCAAGGGGATTATTCTGTGTCTGTGGGATATCAATCGGGTCAAAATACTCAAGGAGAATATTGCATATCAATTGGATATCAATCTGGACAAGTTGACCAAAGCCAAAATGCAATTGGAGTTGGAAATCAAGCGGGTCAAAATGCACAAGGAGAATTTGCAATTGCGATCGGATATCAATGTGGACAAGTTGGACAAACTCAAAATAGTATTGGGATTGGAAATCAAGCGGGTCAAAATATTCAAGGCGAGTATGGTGTTTGCGCGGGATATAAATCTGGACAAAATACACAAGGGGAATACGCAATATCGGTTGGGTATAAAAGCGGTCAATATATGCAAGGGCCGAATAGTATTGCTATTGGAATAGAAACTGGAAAAAATACACAAGGAACCAATTCGATTGCTATGGGAATGTATACTGGACAAAATAATCAAGGAATTAATTCGGTCGCTATTGGATCACAATCGGGGCAAAATACACAAGGAAATAATACAATATCTATAGGAGCACAGTCCGGGCAAATAAAACAAGGACAAAATGGAATAGCTATAGGAACTCAAAGCGGCCAAAGTACCCAAGGTTCAAATTGTATAGCGATTGGATTTTTAGCCGGTCAAACTCTCCAAAATAACAATGCAGTTTCAATCGGGTTTGGGACTGGTGCAATCTCTCAGGGACAATCGGCTGTTGCGTTTGGTTATTATTCGGCGTTCAGCACTCAAGGAGATTACGCTGTGGCGATTGGATACCAAACTGGGTATAATGCACAGGGGTCTAAATCTATAGCATTGGGGTATGGTGCTGCGTACAATACCCAGGGTTTATCTTCAATCTCTTTTGGTAACAATGCTGGGTATAATATGCAAGGAAATAATTCTATTGCAATTGGAACCAGCGCTGCAATTAATACACAAGGGAATTCTTCAATTGCTATAGGAAATACATCTGGGCAAAATGAGCAAGGTGATTTTACGATTGCGATTGGAACCGGGTCTGGACAAAATACACAAGGCGCATTTTCTATATCAATTGGCTACCAAGCTGGATACAATAATCAGTTTAATAACGCTATAGCAATCGGCACCCAGGCTGGATATTATTCACATGGGATTGGAGCAATATCAATTGGAGAAATGGCTGGATATACAAATCAAATGATGAATTCTATTTGCATAGGAACATTTGGATTAACAAACGAATCTCCGGCTGAGCAAGGCGAAAGTTCTGTTTATATGGGAAGTGGTGCGTCTCTTTCGTATATAACATCTCTTCCAGACAATTCTATATGTATAAACACCGGGACGATCAACAATACAATTCCAATAGGAAATTCGTCGTCTTTGTATATAAATCCAATTCGAAATTCAACAGCCGGGGCTCAATTGTATTATAACAATTCAACGTATGAAATTAGTTATTTGGGGAGCAATGAATATCTCAAGCAAAACATTGAGCCGATGAATGAAGACACAGGCGTTTTGTATAATTTAAATCCGAAAAAATATATATACAAATCTTGTCCAGCCGACGGGTATCAAATAGGATACATTGCCGAAGAAGTTGCAAAGCACCATGAAAATTTTGTATCTTACGACGCGCCCAGGCAATCGGGGGGGAACCCGATCGCAATTGATTATAATACAATTGTTGTTTTTCTTGTGGAAGAAGTAAAAAAATTAAAAAATAAAATCAAAAAATTAAAAAATAAAATCAACCCGCTATTTTCTGGATAAGACTGGGGGTTTTATATAAGGCGAAGGCGCTTTTCGCCAAATAAACCTTAAAAATGATTTTAAGTTGAAGTGTATACTGTAAATCATATGAATTTTATAAATTTAAATAAAAATAAAATACAGAGTTATATAAGTTCGATTTGCCCGGCCTGTATTAATCCGAATAACCAAAAAACAAAGGTGGTGTATGCCCCTGCACAATCTGGGAAAACGACATTTATAATAACTTCTAGTATAAATTCTATAATGAAAAACACGATTCCAATTATAATTGTTAGAAATGTTACTGCTGATGCAAAACAATTGCAAACGAGATATAATGAAATGATAAAAAATATAAACGAGCACTTGAATCTGTCAGATAAATTAAAAATCAATGTATACCAAGCAATCAATATTAAAAAAAAAGAAGCGGATAATTCCAGGTTGATTAATTCTATTAAAAACGCAGAGCCGATTGTTATTATATGTTTAGCAAACTGTATTCAAACAAAACGGCTTGAATTTATACTGGAAGAATGTAAAAATGAATGCAAATATGAATTGTATATTGACGAGGTGGATGCTGTTTGTTACAGCAAATCGACCACGTCCAGCAAAATTGAAAGGATCAAAGAAAACGCGACGACGGTTACAGGGATAACGGCGACGCCTCTCGATTCTATTTTTTCAGAATCTTTGTTAAAATCATCTGATATTATTCGCTTGAATATAAACGACAATTATTATGGGTTAGATAAATTAAATGTGAATATTCTTAAACATAATATCAATGCTTATAATAAAATATTATTGTTTAAAGATATTTTAAAAAAAGATAAAAATATAATCCCGTTTTTAAACATGTTTAAATGTCTGCCTCTTAATGCCGACGGTATACCAAACATTTGCTTAATGAAATTTACGAGACTGCAAAAATCCCAAGAAAATGTATATAATGGAATTATCAAGAATTATAACAAACATTTTGCAGTTATAATTCAAAATTCAGCGGGGATTAAACTATATCACCACACTTTGTCGCCCGCCTTGCCGTTTAGCAAATATTCATCTGAATTTCAAATTTCTGAAATTCTGCAATTTTTATTCGACAATGGAGGAATTGATGTATTTCCGCGTATAATTATTATATCTGGAGATATGGCAGGTAGATCTGTTTCTTATGTGAGCAGCAATTATAAATGGCATCTTACAGACATGTATTATATCCCTTCGAAAAAAACTCCGACCAATGAGTTGGAGCAAAATGTAAGTAGATTAGCGGGTGTTTATTACAACGGAGCGAGCAGACTGGTTTTGCATACAACGTCGTCGATTGCTAAAGATACATGGAGATCCCATCTCGTGATAAAAGAAATTATTTCGCGCGGAATTGAAAATCCAATGTACGATGATGGAATAGAATTGGCTTTTTCCGAAACTTTCAAAAGCATTAAAATCAGTAAAGATAAAATACCAGGACCCGGACGGAAACTAACATCTAGAACAAAATTGTCAAAAAATAAAATGTTTAGAAAAGTAAAAGAAGACGACGGGTGGGATCAAACTTTATATAATCATACTCATACAACTACGTTCATCCCGACGAACTTGGACCCGACGGACTTGGAAACGACGAACTTGGACCTGACGGACTTGGAAACGACGAACTTGGACCTGACGGACTTGGACCCGACGAACTTGGACCCGACGGAATTGGAAAAAGCGAAACCAAATTACGTAAACGGAGTCAATCCATTAAATATTAAGAAATGGATTAATAAAGATTGCATAGTTGGAAAAATTATTATGTTTTTGTATAACCAATCAGAACCGGTCGATATGGAAAAACTCAAAACTGGCATTCATTATAAATCCAGTTCTAAAATGTTTAAAAATAATATTTTGTCCGGTTGCAGTATAAAATCGAATTATGGAAAACTGTGGTCTTTTACGAGCGGAAAAATTCTTTTAAATAAAAATATAAAAGAATATATACGGGTTGTACAGGAGTAGATGGCATTTTTGTTGTACTAGGGGTCATACATAATTCATTATTAGCAATTCGTTTACATATTCTTTTAGTCCGGCTCTGTATACAGTATATTTTATTATTTTAAATTCATTGAACAGAATGTATATTTCTGGAGTGTCGGCTTGAGTCATCATCCAATACGCCCCTATATCATCTAACCGGCATGCTTGGAGATACAAGTCTTTGATAAAATCGATATCTAGGATTTCATTTTTGTTGTAGTTGAAATTGTAGTTATGATCTTCAATGTATGGAGGATCCAAGAAAACAAAATCTCCAGATTTTGCTTTCATTAATATTTTTTTATAGTCTGTATTGTATATTCTACCGGCCGTAGTATTTATAAAATTGTTTATATTTATAATATTTGTTTGCATTTTTTCTTCGAGAAAATAATATTTATTTCTTATATATATGTTCATATCAAGACCGCCGAAATAAAAACGATTTTTTAAAAGTATATTTCCGTTATAAACACAAAATTTCATTAGCATATAAACGGATGCTCTTTTTGAGTCGTATTGCATCGAATTTAATTCTGCGGTCAAATGTTTGCACAATTCAATTTTATTTTTGTTTTCCATATTTTTGAAAATATTACCAAAAACATTGAATATTGTTATAATTTCATTCGGCGTGTTTTTTATACTATTCCAGCAATTGACGAGATCTTTATTTAGATCATTTATAATCCATTTGGACGGTTGCAATTTCAAAAACAAAGCACCGCTTCCAACAAATGGTTCTATATAAGTATTGTATTGGGACGGCACATTTGGCAATAAATGTTTTAATTGTTTTGATTTATTTCCAGACCATTTTATAAAAGTTTTCAAATTCATTTTATTATTTATTAAAATGAATTTACATTTTATTATTTATTAAAATGAATTTACATTTTATTATTTATTAAAATGAATTTACATTTTATTATTTATTAAAATGAATTTACATTTTATTATTTATTAAAATGAATTTACATTTTATTATTTATTAAACCTTTTAACATTTAAAACGCCGATGATACATAATTTTTAGGCATTATTGGTGGGGTTCTGAGTTTTGATTGGGTGTTGTAATTGTATTAATTACATCTACACCAATAGCAATTTTTTCAATTCCTTGTTGTAATATATTAACTGCTTCTTCAATGGTTTCTTCGAACTTATCAATACAGCAACCATTGATTTCCATATAATTTTCATAGCCTCTTTCTTTGAAGAATTGGGGTAATCGCGGTTTTAAATTATTCCGCATTTCTTCACGCATTTTAGGTCTTGTAAGATGTAATTTTTTATCACAAGGTATAAAATTAGGAATTGTATCTAATTGAATATTAGATATATTTGCAATAAATTCTGTCATCGCACCAGTAAAATCTATATTCTTAATACCATTGGTTGCCTTTGTTATTTTGCTAATAATAGCAGAACCTATTTTACTTATAGTAGGCATTTTATTAATATTTAACTTTAATATGTTTATATTAAATATCAATTTTATATTTATTTATAAAATCGGCGTTTTAAATGTGCGAAGGTGTAAAATGAATTTACATTTTATTATTTATTACTTCTGCTACGCAGAACTCATTTAAAACGCCCAAGTTTTCAGCAAACCACATATTCATTTGCTTTTGGGATTATATTGCTTAGGTCGTTATTAGAAAAAGTTGAAGTAAAATCAACTTAGGTCGTTATTAGAAAAAGTTGAAGTAAAATCAATAGTAAGGTCACTTCGTGCCTAGTCCAACTTAACCCACCGAGCAAAGCGAGGACGAAACGAGGTGCTTTGTTTGACTTCAGGTCTCACACACTACTGCTAATCCACCCCGTTTTGCGCGGGGGAAAACAACCCCATTTTTTATTAATTATTAAATTGAAATACTCTTTATATTGTTTTTATCAATTTAATAATTAATAAAAAATGGGCGTTTTAAATGAGAAAAGGTGTTATTACCACTTAATTTATCGAAAACACATCTGGTATGACTGGCCGGCCATTAAAATAACCTTATTTTGACCGTGGTCAATTATAAAACAACTGACCCCTTGCTGAAAAACACCCTAGTTATTTTTTAGAATCCGAACTATTTTATATATCTACCAAAAGGATTGGGGCTATTCACTACCTAGGAAACTCGGTTCGTCGGCATAATAGTTTATGCCAGTGGATTTACCGTCGCATTCCCCAACGTATCAATGAAGTAAACGTTCTATCCAACTCATCGTTGATGTCCAATTTGTAATAGCCGCGGGTTCTATCATTTATCGCCATAATTTGATCATATACATCCACGGCAGACAAATACATTTTTAACAATCCAGTTAAATATTCACGCGGAATTATAATGCTCATCCGAGTATGCTGTAAATAATTCATCATTTCGTTAATATCATTAATAAGCCTTCCATTCGACCTATTGAAATCACGAATAAAATTACTAGTATTTATTGTTTCCAAGAAATGTCTAACCCTATTTACTCCAATACTTCTAACTATATGCGTGCTCCAAAATGCAAGGATCGACGGATCTCTCGCAAGGGCAGAATCGTCTGCAATAGGAGGATCAATTTGACGTATCATTATATCAATGATTATATATTTTAAGATTTCTGTTTGCAAGTCTGGCGACAATTGGTTTATTCGTAAATTTAAATCAGTCATTAATTATTTATATATATATATATTTATATTTTTTTTTTAATTTTTTTTGATTAAATTATGTGGTTTTAGTTGCCTTTTAAGTATGGATTAAAATAAGAAGGGTTAATTTATTTTTATAATTTTTTCACCAATACTTAACCAGTAAACCATTTTATAAAGTTCTATTAGTAATAGTAATAATAAAGTTCTATTATTACTATTACTAAATAAATTAGTCAGAGTCAACCTAGACACGGTGTAGAACAATATTTATAAGTCAAATTCAGACTATACAAAAACTCGCGGTTAATTATAACAGGTGCTAACATAGAAGAAATATATTTTTATAAATAAAAAATTAAATATTTAATATAATAATAAAATAAAATGGAAATTAATAATAATATAAAAATTTTATATATTTTTAATTATTTAAGTTTTATTTTGCTATTTTTGAGCATAATAGCAATAATTTTTTTATTTCGAAAAAATAAAACCGAACTATCTACTAAATCCCACGCCCTTAATTATTCTCCGGAATCTGCATCAAATCAAGGAATAACAACACTCGACTCTTCTGGAAATCTAAGTTATCTTTCGTTTCCAACAGGTATTATAGTGGTTTGGTATCCGACCGATTCAACCATGACTTCTTTGTCTCTTGTATCTACAACTGTACCGAAAGGGTGGGCTATTTGCGACGGTACCAAGGGAACTCCGGATCTACGTGGACGGTTTGTTTTGATGGCCCAAGATTCGGCGTATTCTATAATGTCGACCGGTGGTGCGGCGAAACATACTCTTACCAGTGCCGAAATGCCTTCTCATGATCATATGACTGCCCCGAACGGAGGATATGGCGGTTGTCTTGGCAACGGTAATAAGGCTTATTCGGGTGGTGGTGGAGCGGATTTCGGCGGTGGTGGAAGTTGTTTTCGGACTTCGGCCGAAGGAGGAAATCAGCCGCATAATAACATGCCTCCGTTTTACACGCTTATATATATAATGAGATTGTAGGTCCGCAATTTGAATTCACCTATAAACGCGCCTATTATTTATTAACTTACTAAAAGCGGTTTGTAATTTCTCGTCGATATTTAATTGATTTCTAGTATTGCGGTTTATAGTCATAATTTGATGAAATACATCTACGTCAGACAAATACATTCTCAACAATCCGTCCAAATATTTGAGTGGAATTGTAAAATCAAACCAGCGAGGAAAAGCCAGTAAATGATTTATTATTTCGTCAATTGTATTATACGTTTCGCCATACCACGTATTGAAATCATGAATAAAATGAGTAGTATTCAAGAAAATGCGAACCCTATTTACTGCGATAATTCTAAATATGCGCGTACTCCAAAACGCAAGTGTTTCCGGGGATCCGCGAAAGCCGTAGGGGGTTTCTTCCGGATCAAGATGATATATTATCATATCAACAATCATATGTTTAAAGATTTCTATTTGCAGGTCGGGCGGCAATTGTTTGATTCGTAAACTTAAATCAGTCATTTATATTTAAAAAATATAATAAATAATTTTAAATATTTTATAGATCGCCGCGTAAAATTAGTGAAAGATATATTTAGATGACGGGCTTATAATTTTTTAATATTTGTTTGACCGAATCTTTGATATGGAGTACTTCTGGGGCGAATAATTGCAAAGCATGAGTGTCCAATGAATTATTTGATCTGTCGCAAGCGAGGATTTGTCGTTGTTCTTCTATGTTGAAATTTTCCCAAGTAAAAGAATTATCGACGTATTTTTTATACATTTCTAGAATTTCATTGTGCGAAATAACACCTGGATTTGTAAGATTGATTGTGCCAATTTTCCCCGATTTAATCATTTCCAAAACGATTGGCAAGAGGTCTGGTAATACAGACATTGAATTTTGGACCGAGCAGATTTTTTTATAGTGGGTTATTTTTGTAATAAAATTACGCGGGCAATCTTCGCCGACAATTGGCATTCGAATTCTTAAATTCAATACGCTATCTGCCAACTGATGCATTAATCTATCGGTGAATCCTTTGACAATCGAATATCCAGATCCAAAAAAATTCGGCACATCTTCTTCTGTAAACCCGCCGTTGTTATCGTTGATATCTTTATACGTAAAAATACAACCAGTTCCCAAATAGGTATAATGTATTTTTCTTTCTTTACACGCGAGCGCCAATGAGATTGGTGAAAATAAATTATCTTTGATATTTTCAACCAGTTTACCGGGTTGTTCTAGGTAATCGATTGTTGTATATACTTTATCGTCGATTGTGCCGTGAGTACGACCGATAAATGAAATAACATGAGATGGGTTTACGGTATCCAATTCTTGTAATAAAGTTGGTGTGTCATCTACTCGAGCCTGCCCTAGAGTATATTTGTCATTTTTCAATAAGGGTATGAATTGAGCTCCAATCCAGCCATTGTGTCCATAAATTAATAAATGCATTACGTTTTAATTAAAAAATAACTTTAAATAATAAATATGTCAAATTTAAAAAAATTTATACTCGAACTTATTTCGGTGGGAGTTTTAACTATGATAATTGGATTTATAATTGAGGCAATCTACATGTATATATCAAAAAAGAAAAATATCAACAAACGTAAAAATTTAAAATCGTTGCTTTTTTGTTTATTTATTACCGGAGTAAGTATTCATTTTATTTGTCAGATATCTGGGATAAACAATTGGTATTGCAAAAATGGCGTATCTTGTCAATAAATTTTTTTTATTTTTAAAATACGATTAATATAAATGGCAGGAAATATTTCGTTAGAATCCGCAATTAGAACTTGTAAAGTTGATACGGCGTACGCCAACAAAGTAGAATCAGACAGATTTTTGAACCCAGCAAATATGGTTTGTCCTGTTTGGAATGGGTTGGACACAACAAACAGACGGGTGTGCGCCGATTCTTTTTATACAAAATCAGCGGGATGTAATAGCGCAGAAGATAGGGTTATGATTGAAAATAATATGCGACCTCAGTATATGGAATATATAAATTTAAGCGCAAATGGGATATCTGGAAGTATATACGGAAACAGCATGCCCCAGAACAATCTAACTCAAAAAAATATGGACATGGAAGCGATAAACAAAACAGTCGGCAGTTTTGGACAGCAATACCCAAGTTTTGTTTCTTCTTCGTGTGGAAGATTTGCATATGAACAAGGAATGAATCAAATAGCTACAGCTGCTAAAAACGCCCAACCCCCCCAACAAGCTAAAAAATAATTCCAAAAAATAATCATGAAACTTTACGTTATTTAATAAATAAATATATATTTAATAAAATAAATATTTTTAAATTTACTAATAATAAATGGCAGGAAATATTTCGTTAGAATCCGCAATTAGAACTTGTAAAGTTGATACGGCGTACGCCAACAAAGTAGAATCAGACAGATTTTTGAACCCAGCAAATATGGTTTGTCCTGTTTGGAATGGGTTGGACACAACAAACAGACGGGTGTGCGCCGATTCTTTTTATACAAAATCAGCGGGATGTAATAGCGCAGAAGATAGGGTTATGATTGAAAATAATATGCGACCTCAGTATATGGAATATATAAATTTAAGCGCAAATGGGATATCTGGAAGTATATACGGAAACAGCATGCCCCAGAACAATCTAACTCAAAAAAATATGGACATGGAAGCGATAAACAAAACAGTCGGCAGTTTTGGACAGCAATACCCAAGTTTTGTTTCTTCTTCGTGTGGAAGATTTGCATATGAACAAGGAATGAATCAAATAGCCACAGCTGCTAAAAACGCCCAACCCCCCCAACAACCCCATCAACAACCCCAGCAGCCCCAGCAACCCCAGCAAATCCAACAACAACAATCTGGTCAATTTAACCCTCCCATGGTCGAATGGAAAACACATCGATAAATTTAATGAATAATATTTTAATATTAATCCGTAATACGGATTGATATTGATAATTTAAAATTTGGTAAAGCAATAAAATAAAAAAATAAAAATTATTATTTTCACGCCGATTGAAACGGATTGATTTGTTTTCAAATAGGAAAACTGCTCGATTGCAGTTGATGGAGATGGGAGAAAAAATAAAGAAAACAACAAAAATATTATTATATATTTCGAATTTAAATTCGAATTAATATTAATATTATTTAATTCTACGTCGGGTTGGATTGAATCAATATTTTCATTTGGTTGTACAAATGTATTTGCGGAAATATGTTCCGAATCCCAATTGTCATCATCGAAAATCAAAGAAAGTATTTTTTTATCATGTATTGGTATCTTTTCATTAATGGTATCAATTGGAATATTTTTCAATAAATCTTTTTTTTGTTGGATCGTCATTTAATTTTATTTACTTTTTAAGTTTTATTTATCATTTAATATTTAATATTAGTATCAAGTGGAAACATTTAATATTAAAGGAATATAGCGCGGAAGTAAAAATGTTTTTCTAAAATTTTATTTTAAATAATAATTATGGAATGCGTATATTGCAAATCTATTGTTAATAATATTAAAAAACATCAAACAACAACCCGATGTATTGAAGAAAAAAAAAAATATTTATTAAATAATAATGGACAAGATGTATCACAGGATATTGTCTCAATCCACAGGAAAAAAGAAAAATGCGAATACTGCAACTCGAATGTATTGAATTTACAAAATCACCAAAAAAGTAAAAAATGCACCGATGTTCGATATAGATTGGCGATGACCGAACAAATAAAAAAGAATAAACACGATATTTTAGTTTTAAAAAAAAGCATGTTGATTTTAAAAAAAGCATTTAATAGATTATTATTAAAATTGAAAATTACTAGAAAAAAACAAAACCCCGCCGACCTCGCTTCTGATAGCGCACCAGAAGACGACCTCGTTTCCGAAACTGCGATAGAAGACGACCTCACGTTTGAAACCGCGTTGGAAAATGAAACCACCTCTGAAACCACCCTAGACAATGAAAACACTTCCGAAACCACCCTGGAAACGTCTTCCGAAACCACTACGGAAACCGAAACAGCGTCCGATTCCGACCTGGAAACGTCTTCTGAAACCACACCAAAAGACTCGGTCGAGGACCTATTTTCTGAAACCACGCCCGAAGACGAGTACAAAGACATCGTTTCCGACCCCACATCAAAAGACTCGGTCGAGGACCTATTTTCTAAAAAAACACCTGAAGAAGTGTTTGAAATAATGTCCGACGAACTCGCTTCCGAAACAAACCCAGAAGACGCGGCTGACGAACTCGCTTCCGAAACAAACCCAGAAGACGAATCTGACGACCTATTTTCTGAAACCACCCAGAAAGACGAATCTGACGACCTCGCTCCCGAAACAACAACTGAAGAAGTGTTTGAAATAACGCCCGAGTACCTATTTTTTGAAACCACCCCAAAAGACGCGTACGAGGACCTCGTTTCCGAACCCGTCCCAGAAGAAGCGTTGGAAGATCTCGTTTCTGAAAGCGCGTATAAAGAAATGTATGAATATTTTACAAGAGACAAAAAGAATGGGTTATCGCAAAAAGAAAGTGTCAATAAATGGGTTGACTATGAAATGAATAAATTAGAAAAAATGGTTAGAAAAGATATTGAAAATCTTGAAAAAAAAGAAAAAGAAAACGAATGGAATAGAAAACAAGAAGAAAATAATGTTAAAAAAGATTTAGAAGAATCTAATAGAAAAGTTCTACGAGAGAAAGAAGAGATTGAAAAGAGCGCGAGAAACAATGCAAAAGAATTATGGTTTAAAAATATTCCAGATGTTTCAGTTGAAAACTTAAAAAAATTTTATGATATTGTTGAAACGCCAATTACCAACGATTTATTTAGATGCAATACAAAATATAATTGGAATAAAACAGACCCGCTTACAATTTACCAAATTGATTTAATGCTGGAAGAAAATAAAATCAGCCAAAGTGAACATGAAAAATTGACCGAAGAATATTATGATACAATTTCGACAAGAAGAGATAAAGCGGAAAGAGGCTATGATTTATATATCGAGTATCAAGAATATCTAAATAGTTTTGGTAAAAGAAAAATATTTTATGCTCATTTGACAAATAACGCAAATAATAAATGGAAACCACAATTCATGGAATACGTTCAAGATTTTTACAAGGAGCAAAAAGACGACGGCGTAAATGTTTACATGTATGACTGGGAAATAATTGGGTTTTTATTGGAAAAGAAAGATTACAGAAATATAAATTATAATCTGATAAATTTAAGAAGTGTACTTGGATGGCCTAAATTTGTAGTTAAATAATTACGAATATTATAGTCGGATATTCAATTAAGTTAATGTAATCTATTTATTACTGGCTGGAATACGGATAGCTATCTTACGCGGGTTGGTATTTACATTCAAGATTTTAGTCTTCGAATACTCCAGTAATTTATCTGTTGATTACCACTTGATATTTAATAAATATCAAGTGGGTCGGGAACGAATATTACAAAATTAAATTGAATTATTGGTTAAGCTTGTATAATAAAAATGATATTTAAATAAATGAATAAATAATAAATATATAATGTCTTTTTCAGAAAAAATTAAATATATGATTGATGATTGCGTTGAAGAATTTTTGAATAAAATATCAACCAAATTTAACATTGAAAAAGAAATGCTTGTTTCTATCTGGAACACAACAACTAAACAAGAAGACTCCATAAATATTGGAAAAAAAGAGACTGGTAATCTAACCTTAAGTTTTGAAAAAAAAGAGACTGGTATGGTCAAGGTAAGCGATAAGTCAAGCGATCTTTTTAAGGCAAGTGGCAAGGCAGGTCCCAAGGTTTGTGTAAAATCAGCTGTAAGATCAAGTGTAAAAGCAGGTCTCAAGACAGAGGACAAAATGGTGGACAAGACAGTGGATAAAAAATTAGAAACAGATATAGAAAAATTAAGTAAAAAAGATTTAGTTGCCATGTGTAAACAAAAAAAATTAAAATGTACCGGTACTAAAGAAAATTTAATTAAAATTATTTTAGACGCGGCTGGAAATAACCAAGTGAAACATACAGGCCAATTAAATTTTAAAATTACGAAAAATTCAAAGTTGGAGAACTCGAAAAAAAATAATGAATTTAAAATAGTCAAAAACGAGCACGGTAATTATATGCACGCGGACACTACATTTATTTTTGAAAAATCAAGCCGAAAAGTTATTGGGAAACAAGCAAAAGCAGGAGAGGTTTTGAAGTTGTCGCTGGATGATTACGAAACCTGCAAACAATATAAATTTGATTACGACATTCCTTATAATTTAGAACACATCAAAGAAGAAAATATTTTCATAGAAAAAACAGAAGACGAAGAATCTTGCAACGATGAATTGATCGAAGAAGAATTACTGGAAGAGATTGAAGAAGAATATTTCGACGAAGAAGACGATTAGTAATTTATTATACCTATTATATCAGCCGAGACAACCTTTATTTTTATTATTGATATAATAAAAATATTCGCCAATTGTCAGCCTTCAAAGTAGAATAATTTAGGTTATATACAAGTAATAAAAATGAATTAATTATTTAATATAAATATAATGAAAATATAAATGAATGAAAATGCAATGAAAAAATTTATAAATGAAAAAATGGTTTATAGTAATTATCATACGCATGTTTCAATGCTTAACCCGGTTGGAAAATTCAATATCGATCGAAAGTCGTTTGATGAATTTTGGGGGTTATATATGGATGAATTTTCAGACCCGAGTGTTCAGTCAAACCCGCCGATTTACGGAATCGCAGAAAAACCGAGAGATTATCTGCCTGTTTTAGTCGACGTAGATCTGAAGGTGACTGAAGATCATATATACGAGGGAGACCATTTGTATACGCCCGACCAATTAAAAAAAGTAGTGTCTACGTATCAATCCGTATTAAAAGAAATAACAGCAGGAATATCAGACGAAGATTTGAACTGTGTTGTTTTGGAAAAACCTGTTTACAAAGCGACCAGAGGAACTATGACATATTTAAAAAATGGATTTCATTTACACTTTCCGTATATAATATTAAACAAAGCAGATCAGGAAATTCATTTGATTACACGAGTTAAATCCCATCTAAAAACAATCGAGTTGTTTAAAAATCTCGGATATGAAGATAGCGGATCTGTGATTGACAAGGGATATTGCACGGCGCCTTGGTTGATGTATGGCTGCCGCAAAAAAGAAAACATGGATCCATATTTAATTACACAGATAATATCGTCGACGGGTGAAAATATTTCGATTGAAAAAGCGTTTGAAAATTACAAGGTGTACAATCTGAAAGAAAAAAAAATAGACATACGAGGAAAAGTGCTCGCGTATATGCCTAGAATATTAAGTATTATTCCGTTTGAAATGAAATCAAATGAGATAAAAGAAGGCCTGTGTATTCCGTGTGATAGCAATAAATTCCAACGGGCGGAGATACCGTCGCAAATACGGCGACGGTTTACTGGGCCGACGATTGCAAACGACGAAAAAATCAAGCTAACGAAAACGATGATCGACATGGTGTCGACTGACCGAGCGACAGATAGAAATGAATGGATGACGATTGGGTGGATTCTATATAATATTTTTGACGGGGACCAAGACGGATTAGAAATATGGAACGAATTTTCGTCGCGGTGTGACAGTTATAGTGAAGTTGTAAACACGGCCGAATGGAGAAAAATGACTAGACGAAATTATTCCATAGGAACTCTTATATATTACGCGAGTGTAGATTCGCCGGAAGAATTTGCAGAGTATAAAAAACAAAATTCGAAAATCTTTACAAAAGACGCAATTACAGGGTGTCATTACGATATTGCCAAAATAATGCATTCGGATTTTGGCAATGAATTTATATGCGCCTCTGTGACCAACAAGCTTTGGTACCAGTACACCGGACATTGCTGGGAAGAAATGGAAGATGGTGTTTTTCTTCGAAAAAAAATATCAAATGAAATTGTTGAAAAATTCCAAGAGTTGAATAAGGAAACACTGGCAAAAATTGCACTCGGTACTATTACGACAGACAACAAACAAATTTTGAAAGTTATAACAAATCTTAAATCGGCGCCATTTAAATCCAATGTAATGAAAGAATGCGCTGATATTTTTTACGATAAACATTTTAAAAATAAATTGGACACAAATCCAATGACGATTTCTTTTAAAAACGGGATTTACGATTTGACCACAAACAAACTTAGACACGGGATTCCAGAGGATTATATAAGCACGTCTATGCCGATTGATTATATCGAGTACGAAGAAAATTCAAAAGAAGTCGCGGCGGTCCATTCATTTTTGGAAAAGGTTTTCCCGGATAAATCGGTCCGGGATTATTTTTTGGATACTTCGTCGGACGTATTTGTCGGCGGAAACAAACAAAAAATAGTATTGTTTTGGACAGGAGACGGAGATAACGGCAAATCTGTAACCCAGAGGCTTTTCGAAGTAATGCTTGGTCCGCTTGCGATAAAATTCAGCACTACTTTGATAACCGGAAAAAAAACAGGAACAGGAAGCGCGAATCCGGAATTGTCGAGAGCCGGCGGCGGCGTAAGATGGGCTGTGCTGGAAGAACCAGACGGAGACGAAACAATCAATATAGGAATTCTTAAAAGTTTGTCAGGAAACGATTCCTATTGGGCCAGAGATCTGTTTCAGTCTGGGAAATCATCCCGCGAAATAACACCGATGTTTAAACTTGTTTTTATTTGCAATAAATTACCGGCGTTGAAACACTCGGACAAAGCGGTGTGGAACAGAATTCGAGTTATTCCGTTTGAGTCGACGTTTATAAGAGCCGGGGATCCGTGCCCGGAGACAATCGAGGAACAGTTGAAGGAAAAAAAATTTCCTATGGACAACGACTTGTATTCCAAAATTCCAGACATGGTGCAATCTCTCGCGTGGATACTTCTTAATCATAGAAAAAATAATATAAACAAACAAAGAATAGAACCTCTTAAAGTGTTACAAGCGACCCAGCAATACCGGCATCAAAACGATGTGTACAGACAATATATTGAAGAATGTTTGGTTGAAATGCCAGACCGAAAAATAATTGTGACTGATTTGTATTCGGACATTCGAATTTGGTTACGGGATGGATTCCCTGGACACCCTCCCCCGTCCAGAGCAGAAGTAGTTGGATATTTCGACAAGGCGCTGGGCAAACAAGAACGCGGGAATTGGATTGGATATGCAAACAGAAAAGATATAAATTCGGAATCCGAAAACACATCTCCTCTTTAATATATGACGATAAAGTTGGCAATATTTATAATTATACTATAATTATAAATGAATACTAGGTGGATTATAGAATTATAAATCAATTACACTGACCAAAAATACAAAAGTAAAATAAATATAGCAAGTAAGAAGAGCAGTTGATCAGTTGATTGACATAAAAGAACTTGGAATTTTTACAAACTTATACACTTTATACTTTATAAAATGTTAAAACTACCGGATACAAACAAGACTTTGAATACGATATTGAATTTTTTGATTTATTATAGGGTTTTTTGGACAGCCGGTTATAAAATGACTCTAATAGTTCCAATTGCGGATTATCATCAGTATTAATTTAGGTTTGCCAAAGGGAAAACTCGGCAAAAAGAAAAATATTTATCTTTGTTAGGAAATATAATTTAGGAAATATAATTTGGGAAATATAATTTGGGTTTGTCAAAAGAAAAACAAGAAAAAGAATCCTTCCCTTTCGAAAACGCGGCAAAGCCGAAAGAAAACATATTCATCTTTGTTAGGAAATATAATTTAGTCAAAAGGAAAGAAAAAGAATCCTTTCCTTTTGAAAACGCGGCAAAGCCGAAAGAAAACATATTCATCATCTTTGTTAGGAAATATAATTTATGAAATATAATTTGGGAAATATAATTTGGGTTTGTCAAAAGGAAAACAAGAAAAAGAATCTTTCCCTTTCGAAAACGCGGCAAAGCCGAAAGAAAACATATTCATCTTTGTTAGGAAATATAATTTAGTCAAAAGGAAAGAAAAAGAATCCTTTCCTTTCGAAAACGCGGCAAAGCCGAAAGAAAACATATTCATCATCTTTGTTAGGAAATATAATTTTAGGCAAAAGGAAAGAAAAAGAATCCTTTCCTTTCGAAAACGCGGCAAAGCCGAAAGAAAACATATTCATCTTTGTTAGGAAATATAATTTAGTCAAAAGGAAAGAAAAAGAATCCTTTCCTTTCTAAAACGCGGCAAAGCCGAAAGAAAACATATTCATCTTTGTTAGGAAATATAATTTAGTCAAAAGGAAAGAAAAAGAATCCTTTCCTTTCGAAAACGCGGCCAAACATATTCATCTTTGTTAGGAAATATAATTTGGGAAATATAATTTGGGTTTGCCAAAGGGAAAACTCGGCCAACTCCGCCCTTTCAAAAACGCGGCTTAAAAGAAAAAATATTCATCTTTTCTTTGTTAGGGAATATTAATTTAGGAAAACAAGAAAAGGACCTTCCTTTCGAAAACCCGACCAAAAGAAAAATCCTGTTTAGGGCTATATTTTATTTGAATTTTGAAAATCCAATGAAAATTCAACCGGATCCAGGACGGTCGATTCAACCTCGGTCAAAACAGACGGGTTAATTGGTGGCTGAATTTTAGTATTAAGTTCAACAAGTTCAATTTCATATACATCATCGTGCAAAAGCATCCAATCTAAACAATAATCTAAAGTTAAATTAAAAAACATTTATATTATGTGTTTTTGAAAATTCGTTATTATTTTGATTTGCTGCAAACACAACTGTGGGTTGTTCGACTTTACGTGGACTGGGTCAAATTAGGAGGTATGCGCGCCTTAATTCAGGTCGGGCCTTCTTAAATAAGAATAAACAAAACACGATGATTTGTCTAATATATAATCTGCAACTCGCGATTTAAGTTTCGAGGTTAAATTTTCTACCGTATATTTCATTGTATAATTCGCTATCGAATAAGAAATACCAATGAGAGATGTTTTTATTAAATATCCAAACATTTATATAAAAAAAAATATTTAAATTAAAAAATATTTAAATATATATAATATTATAATAAATGTTTAGATCTGTCATAAATTTAAGAAAATTTAGTGTTGGGCAAGATTTTCCGGAAAATGCATGTAAATGTTTATATTATATAAAAGAAATTAAAAAAAACGAAAGATGCATGGAATATATTACAAGTGAATTATTAAAACATAAAAATTCACTCGTTTCTGTCGACGACGACCAAAATCTAGACTTACGGTCGTTAAACCATAAAAATTCACTCGTTTCTGTCGACGACGACCAAAATCTAGATAATAGTTATTTCCGGTTCGACTCAAGCCGATATATTTATAAAAACACCAGAAACCTTTATAAAAATGAAATTTATTAAATCCATATATCAAATTATATCTAACTAATGTCTAATACCCAATTAACTTCAGCCACCGGCTATAATACATCAAATATGATTTTTTCGGAACCACAATTTGGATCCATTCCGGATAGCAAACCAGCAATTACTTTCAAGCGGATTAATATCCAAACCCGCAATCCCGACGGGACGGTCGGCGATCTTGTTTTGGAAACCGAAAAAGTTTTTTCATTTGGAATTTGTGAAAATATCAATATGGAAACTGGAAAAGTAAATGGATATGTGTTGCCTCTTTGTCTCTATAACAAAGACTGCCCAACTTCGCCCGAAAAAGAATTTGTTTCAACGTTTAACAATATCGTTGACACAATCAAAGAACATCTGATTAAAGTTAGAGAAAGCATTGAACAAGACGATTTAGACGAAAGGGATTTAAAAAAACTAAATCCGCTATACTTTAAAAAAGAAAAAGGAAAAATTTTGGAAAAATCAGGACCTACTCTATACGCAAAATTAATTATGTCCAAAAAATTAAATAAAATCATGTCTATGTTTTACGACCCTGATACCGACGTAGAATACGACCCACTTGAATTAATTGGAAAATTTGGATATGCCAAAGCCGCTATTAAATTCGAGTCTATTTTTATCGGAAATAAAATTTCTCTTCAAATTAAAATCCACGAGTGTGAATACGAAATTACCCAGCGCGGTATGAAGCGTCTTCTATCGTCCAGACCCATTTCCAAACCAGAAGTTGTTATCCAAAAACCCACTTCGACGTGCGATCTCCAATCAAAACAGGAAGCAGACGACGGGAGTCTAGATTCGTCGGATTCAGACTCCGAACCCGAACCAGCATCCAAAACTAGCACAGTTATAACAACACCAACAACCCAACTGCAACCAAATAAAATAGTAAAGGTCGTTCCATCTAAAAAAAAATAAAAAATAACCTCTATCCCCATTGACTTAGATTTATTAATTTTTTTATAATTATAAAAAAATTATTATAGCACTATTTATTTTACATAGCTTCTTGTTTTTGAGGAAATAAACAGTTTTCTATAGCTTTTTTGATTTTATCAGCGTCTTCTGGATTTGAAATTTCTCTCAATATGTCTTCTATATCTTGATCTTCAGATGAATCGTATTCTAGTTTACCAGGATGAATTGTGGAATTCCTCCTTGTATTAGAAGGAGAAGGACTCCTTCCAGAAGACGGAGATGGAAGTCTAGACGGAGAGGAACTAGACTGAATTCCATGCATAGAAGGACTCATGCTAGAAGATGGAGGAGGTCTGGTAGTTATTCGAGGAGAAGAATTACTACCAGAAGATGGAGGAGGTCCAGTATTTATATAAGGAGAAGGACTCCTTCCAGAAGACGGAGATGGAAGTCTAGCAGTTCTATACGGAGAGGAACTAGACCGAATTCCATGCATAGAAGGACTCATGCTAGAAGATGGAGGAGGTCTAGAAGTTCTATACGGAGAAGAATTACTGCTAGAAGACGGAGATGGAAATCTATCAGTTCTATACGGAGAAGGACTCATGCTAGAAGATGGAGGAGGTCTAGTAGTTATAGGCGGAGAAGGACTCCTGCTAGAAGATGGAGATGGAAGTCTATCAGTTCTATACGGAGAAGGACTCCTGCTAGAAGTAGGAGGAGGATTATCAATCTGTATGTTTGATAAACGAATATTCGAATTTACCAAATCGATTGAAAATTTTTTTATAAATTCTTTTATTAATTTTTGTACAGTTTCAATCCCGTCTTCATTTCCAGGTTCCATTTTTAAATTTTTAAAAAATTTTTTCAATGTTTTTTTATTTGTGTTCAGAAGGTCTGCTGCTTGAACAATTTGTTGGTTAATAGGTTGATTGGATATAACTGGAGACACAGGGCGTACAGTCGGCGATCTTGTCCTAACCGGGGTTGGATATCTATTTTTTTTAATATCGGACTCTCGCCATGCTCTGCATATTTTTTGTTTAGTTGTCATATCATCGGTGAATATTGTTGGGTCTGCTTCGCATTTTTCTATAAAAAATTTTTTAAAGTGTGGATTTACTGGCTTGACATTTGTCCCAGAAATTTTACATTTTTCAAATGAATTGTCGCATTTCATATCCGAATAATCGATCTCTTTGGGGGGTTTGGGGATTCTGGTGGTTTTTGGCGGCATCTTTATCTTTATATATATAATAAAAATGATAAATTAATTTTAAATAATTTATAATGTAAATGAATTTCAGAGAAAAGGGTAAAATGTGTTTGAAAAAAGTATTAAACATTGAATCTAATATTTTGAATTTAGAAAAACATATATATAAATATGCACAAAACGACAGCATAAACACAATTGGGACTTATAATGTTGTGTTGTATCAGACGATTGGAGATATTCTTCAAAAAAAAAAATTAAATAAAATTCTGGAAAATCTAAAAACTAAAAAATTTGCATGGGATCATTATATCTACAACAATTCATTTAAAATAATCAAAGAACACGACGAATTTGTTATAAATCCGTTTGACGTCAAAGAAGGTGTATTCGAATGCAAGTGTGGCAGTAAAAAAGTATTCACGTATTCAAAACAAACTAGATCGTGCGACGAGCCGCCTACAACTTTTTCATATTGCATCGACTGTAAGAAGAAATGGAAATACAGCGGGTAAACGCCAAGTTAAACACCACTAATAAATTTAAAATTTTATCTAATGATAAAATTTTCTAATCGAATTTTTATTTTGTTGTCTAAATATAAAATGTATCCGATACATCAAATTAATGATAATCCATTTTTCAATCCTCGCAAATCACAAGACCGACTCTATTCGATGGGTCTAATGAACTTTGTTAATCGATCCCGGTAAGGTGGATAATGTAAAATACGATCTAACAGACAACGATCTAATTAGTTTCCAATGGAAACAAAACAAGCCCGATCTTTATGTGGTAAGTCCTTATACATTTCGGAATTCTTACGAGTCTGCCAACCCGCATACAGGAAATGGAATTTCAACAATGAAAGCGTTGAATTATTTTAATATTGATAGAATGAACGTAGTTTTTTATAATAAAATAACATTAGTTCCAATGATTGAGTTATTAAATGAGAATTCTTTTCCCATAATTTCACCATGGAATCCCGCCGAAACACAAGAAGCGAAACCAAATGCGTTTCTTGTCAAAAACAAAAATGCAAATGGTTACGAATATTATATAGTTAATAATGACGGGAACGGTATAAACCGATTGCGTATGACGAGTTTGCGAACGTACCGGAGTCGGTAATAGAAAGTTTTGGGTTTTAAATTAAATGCCGTTTTACTAGCACAACTGGTTCCAATACTTTAATCAATATTATAATATAAATTATATTATATTATAAATTTTTCAAAATGTAAACAAATATAATAAATGAACATGCAAATATATATATATATTTATATACAACTCTTTTAATTTTAATATGTTTTATATTTTATCATTATTTTTTTAATAAAACAACAAGAAAATCTGGGGCGCAAAATGCGCTTAATTATTCATCTGGTAAAATAGGTCAATCTATCGCCATGATTGATTCTTCTGGTGATATAAGTACACTTTCCTATCCAACTGGAATGATTATGCTTTGGTATCCACCAGATTCAACACTAACAAATTTGGCACTTGTATCCAGTACTATTCCGACAGGATGGGCTATTTGTGACGGAACAAAGGGGACACCAGACCTGCGCGGGCGATTTGTTTTGATGGCCCAAGATAGTATACCAAAGGATGGTCAAGCACCGGGATCTTCAATTCATCCAATAATGTCGACCGGAGGAGAAGAAACACATAGTCTTACTGTTGCGGAAATGCCAGCACATAACCATACATCACATGCTTTTGGGTCAAGCCCATGCACACACGGATTATTCGGTGGATGTGGTGGATTCGGGTTTGGTAGTGTTGCGTCAAATAACGCTGGTAACAATAGTCCGCATAATACGATGCCGCCATTCTACACACTTGTTTATATAATGAAATTATAATTGTTTATTATCACCTCTGTATCAAGGAACACCAAAAAGTCGATTATTCATGAGATAATTTTATATTTTAAGACTCGGAATTGAATTTAGGACTGTATATGCGATGCGCGTATTTTCATAAGCACTTTAAATTTTATTGTTAGATAAATTAATTATTTTTACCATGTAATATAATTTATGAATCGGAAATTCACAATTTGGTATTTCACCGACTTTTTTGCAGATGTAATATCAACTAGGAATATATTATAATATTCTTTGGTTTAATTCCAAAGAATATTATAATAATAAATTCTATCTGTATATTTTTTAAAAACTTAAAGATTTCATTTGCAAATGAACAGACGACCATAGGCATTTGTATTCGGTATCGATTTTAAACCGGATTTTATCAAGCCATTCAAAAACAAGAGGGGTATTTGGACATCAAATTGGAAAGGTCGTCCCCTAATAAAATTAATTGCTCCAACTCACACGCAATAAATATATCTGATACTAAATGTATCTACGACATATTCTTTATTTTTTAACCAATATTGCAGTAGTTGTTCAAGCGAACGATTGACTACAGATTTTCCGTATGCCATAATTTTTTCATTATCGATAAATAGAGATATATCTTCAATTGGAATAACAGAAGGCGGGAGAAGACCCCCATAATCCGGCAAGGTTGGCAATGCTTGTATCACAGATTTGAAAAATACCCAACGAGTTACGCCAATACGTAATTGCGAATGATGCCAATCCAACGCAGAATCTATATGAGCCCTTGGGGCAGGCTCAATCGGATATAAATCAAGTTTATTTGGCTAGATACCGGACAATACTCGAACTTTCTATAAGCGTCACGTTATTTATTGTATCAACCATAGAAGGGACAGACCCAAACGGATTAATTGCCAAATATTCAACAGTACGATTTTCCCCTTTTTGAATAGATACATTTATTTGTTCGTGGTCAATTCCACTCATCTTACAAAAGATTATACACGCCCGACACGGCTGAGAAAAAATATCAGTGTATAATTTTATTACCATTTTTGTTTTATTTAGTTATATTCTTTAATTATTATAAAATATAGTCGAAGCCGTCCTGTTGATCATAATACTTTTATATCAACCCGAATTACCAGGCATTTTTAATTAAATTATTTTCTAACATCGACCGCAACGTGGATAGATCGATTGGCATTATGTATTTGCGACGAGTAAATATAAACTTTTTATTTATATTACGACGAGTAAATATAAATAAAATGATACAAGAAAACGAATATAATATTATAAAGTCCGAATATATATTAAGCGATTCGTCGGATTCAAAAAAAACAATTGTATATTTCCAACCTGATCTTTTTTTTATGAAATTGTGTCGAGAAAATAATTACATGTTGTTGTGTTTTTTGCACAATACTGTTTACGATAAAATACCTATATTTTGCGGCATATCCCAATCAGTCGATTACAAAGGGCTTTTTATAGCGACATTAAATATTGAATATATGGGCGACGCGGGAGGTAATATAAATAAATTAAACCCAATCGATAACCCAAGCGATAAAAATAAAAACCCAAGCGATAAAAATAAAAACCCAGGCGATAAAAATAAATTAAAACCAACAATATCTTTTTATAATATAGATTCATTGAAAAAAATAAATTTGGATTTAAAGAAACCCCCGGCTCCGGAATCCGAGCCCGACGTAAAAGAAGATTTTATTCCGTTTGTTGATTATAAAGTAAACGAATGCGGCGATAAAAAAATAATATGGAATAAAAAATCTCTAATGATAATTATAATATTATCAGTATTGCTTGTTGTTTGTTTATTTATTATGTTTTACATGGGAATTGTTCTTCTAAAAAAATATAAATTTATAGATATATAAATGTACACCATAGGTATATAAATGTACACCATAGGAAGAAAAATGAATCGGTTTTTAGATTACGACCGGAAAAGAAAAAAATATATTAACCCGCTTGAAATTGAAGAAAAAGATAGATGTTCTTTATCCAGATATGATACTTATAATAATAATAATATAGTATCGGAAAATAATTTTGAAAAAATAAAATTCTTGGCTAATTTTTGTGAAATTTTACCAAAAGCGGAAATTCAATATGTGTATGGTGCTAAATCATATACTAAAATAAAAATAAATCATCCGGCTAAAAAAATTTTACTATTTGGCGAAAATCATATGACAAATCCAATCAATGATTTAAATAACACGCATTTAACTGGAAATCCGTATCAAAAACTTAATAATCGGAATACAGTTATATTTTCTTCATATATAAAATCGTTGTTGAATGAAAACAGAAAAAATAAAATATATGATTTATACTTAGAAGACAACTTACAAAACTATGGAGAATCGGTTATGTTCAATATGAATAAAATTAATTTCGACGAATGTCTAAAAATTAATAAAAGATATTATTGCGCATATAAAAATATAAGAATTCATTATACAGATCCTAGATATCATTTTAATCACATATATCCAGAATTTTTAATCCTAACGGATATTAATAGATTAGATCGGAGTAATTTAAATTTTATTAATCCGATTCAGACTCGAGATGATATATTCGTATTTCAAGATTTATGCGATGATTTTCTTAAAAATTTAAGATACATCGATGAGAACACCCCGGAATTATTAAATGATTTTTTCAAATTTATACACAAACGATTGATTTATAATCCATACAAACAACAAATCCTGATTTTTTTCAATAGACAAATTGATATCCTGAGGTTTAAAAATAACAATTTGCTTGATAAACTATATACAGGTATTAACGGCGAAGACAACGACGACGACGAAGTATTGTCTTCCGACGACGACGAAGTATTGTTTTCCGACGACGACGAAGTATTGTCTTCCGACGACGACGACTACAAATCTATAGATCCAATAATGCACATTGCCTTGTATAAAAAAAAAAGGAATTTACAAGAAGCGTTGTATGCTATTCTAATGGATATATATTTAATTTCTAAAATATGCTCTTTGCGCGGTAAAAATATAATTGTGTACGCCGGGCAATCCCATGTAAAAAGATATTTAGAATTTTTCAAGTTTCTATATGAAACTGATTCTACGCGAATGACAATCGAATCAAGCGACATGGAAAATCAGATTAATTATGTTGAAATAAAACCCAGACCTGAACGCCAACCGTCCTGTCGACTAAGCCCTACCCGCGACCAGTAATACGACGGTTATATTTATTACTTTTTATTTATATTACACAAATAATAAAATTATATAATTTTATTAATTAATTTAGTCAATTTAAAACAAACATATAAAGTAATAATGTCGATAAAACTAGATGCTTTGAGAATAAAAACAAAGATGGATCTTCCAGTTCGAGTAAAAGAATTTATGGAAACAAAAAATTCATTAAACAACGGGACGTATTATGTTACAAAAATCCAAGACACTATAGCGTACGACGCGATTCAAAAAAACGATTTTGAATTGTACGACGAATATATAAAATATACCGACCAAAAAGAACATTCGCCGTCCATATTCATGAATTTATGCGAAAATTGGGATATCGAAAAGTGCAGCGATCCAAAGCCAGTCGAAGCAAACGCGTATGGCCATTCCACATTTTTCTGGGTGCTTGATGGGTGCCATAGACTTGTAAATTTTAAAAAAAAACAACTGTACGGAGATGCAATTCCAACCGACAAAATAAAAATAAATTTCTACAAATGTGCAATCGACAAAATCAAGGAAATTTTAAAAAAAACAGTTGACATCACGCACTACAACAAATGGGCAAACAGAGGAGATTTTGGGTATCATAGTTTTGATATCTATAATATTTCTATACAAGGCCAGAGAAATCCTATGCGAAGATTTGAAAAAATAAAACGTTATTACGAATTTTCTGGAAAAACTGTTTTGGATCTGGGATGTAATACGGGCGGAATGATTTTTCATCTTCCTGAACTTAAAAAAGCCATCGGGGTTGATTTCGATAAAAATTGCATTGACGCGTGCGATTATTTAAAAGAACGGTTCAATTTTGCGTGCGAGTATGAGTTTGTCCAAGCGGATTTAAACAACTTTCCTATCGTCCAATATACAGCAGATATTGTATTTTTATTGTCGATCGGGTCCTGGGTTAAAAATTGGGAAAAATTGTACACCGATGCATATTCAATTAATAACTGTGTTTTGCTGGAAACAAATAATGACATTGAAGGAAAACCTCAATTGGATTTGTTTTATAAACTTGGCGCAACTGTACAACTTGTGTCTGACTGTTCCGACGATGATATTACTGGAAATAATGGCCGGAAAACATATTTGTGCTATTTACGTCGCCTGGATCCATAAAAAATAGAAAATAAAGCGATTTGCACCATCATTATAAATATAAATTTATTTATATTTATATTTTACGTCTAGGTCAAAAACATCTGTTTTTCCTGAGTGGCGGATTCGCGGCTTAATAGCCAAAAAGAAAAAGTGTTTATTCAATCAATGATCGGGATTATTTGAAATTTTATATCTTTTATTTTCATCAACCCGGCGTGTAAATATATTGAAATATATGTTTTACCGTAAGATAAATTAAAATCAACCGGTATTGTTACGCTTACCGGCAACTCGATAAATTTATGAGTTACCCCGTCAATATATATATCTATATTTCCAATAACATTATTTGAATAATGCAAAAGATTTATTATTTTTAAATTAAAAAGTTTGTCAAAAAAGACAGGAACGCAGTCATTTAATAAAAAATGTATTGTATCAAACCCATATGTGTGTATAGTAAAAGTATCGTCCATTTTATATAATAAAATAAAAAAATATTAATATCGCTATATTTCCAGTTTGTAGAAAACGAAAAGTAAACCTGACCATTCATGTTTGGATTGAAAGAAACCGACGAAGAGGGGGTCGATAGGGATTTTATGAAGGTCGTTAATATTTAAAAATAAATATACTATATATGCAAGTAAAAAAATATTACGAGAGTGATACAGTTGGATGCGTTGAAAATTATAAATTTGTCAAAGATTGCATGAGAAAAAATTCAAAATATGTTTATATTGGATGGACTGTTTTGTTGAAAAAAAATAACATTATCATCGATCTTTATAATGTACATTACAAAGTATTAAGATTAAAATATTTGCAATTTAAAGAGTTTGTTGAAAAATGTTCTAGTACACCGACCCCGCAAACATTTTCTAGATTTTACGGTGTACGATATAAACAATTTGGATTCGGTAGTAAAAATATTTACGGCTCAAGACGCTGGTATATGTATATTTAATTTTTATAATCCCAATTTATTTTTTTAGTTTTTCAAAATAATCATATTTAAGGCTGGTTAACGTTTTTTCTATTTTTTGTAGGCTTTCGACTGTTTCATCCTTTTTATCATCATCATCATCATCATCGTCGCCACTTCCAATAGATGGAAGACTCTGAAAAACACCATGTCTATTTATTATAAGAAAATAAGGAGGATCTATAGGGTCTAACAATAGTTTCACAATCAACTTAAGTTTCGACGAGCCTTTCCAATCTTTGGAATCTGCTTGTATAGCATAACAATTAATATTTTTATTTTTATTTTTCATATTTTCGTTGGCAAATTTTTGATATACAGGTATTAGTTTCTTACAAGCAGGTCCATTTGAATGTACCAAACAAAAACCTTGTGTAATTTTTTTATTATCTTTCTTCAATTGGGTCCCAAGCAAGGGAGAAGTTAAATCTTTTGGTTCCAAATAATTAATCGGCGGTAATAATAACAAATCATTCATTTATTAAATAATTAAAAAATATATATTATTTTTAAAAATAAAAATAATATATATTTTTTAATTATTTAACTGATTTTTTCTCCGTTGATTGTCTTGCCGACGGTCAATTCTATTTCAAATTCTTTTAGGCCGCTGACTGTTTTGGTCGAATAGTTCGACCTAGTTATATATTTGCTTACTTGACCTGTACAAAGAGACCAAGTCTATTAAAATATATAAGGATTCCCGGTGCTAAACCAGCGGCTGGTTGCAAAGTTTATAAGTCCCTTGCGCCATTCTGGAGAATTTGCATTTATAGCATAACAATCAATATTTTTATTTATTTTTTAGTTATTTTCGTTGGCGAATTTTTGATAAAAAGATATTATTTGGTTAGAAATATGCCAATCTGAATATATCAAACAAACCCCCTGATTGATTTTTTTATTAATTGTTTTTTTGGAATCAAAATCTAAATCTTTTGGTTCTAAATAATTTATCGGGGGTAAAAATACCAAGCTGTTAAATTTTTGAAGGATTATGGTCGACGCTTTCAGTTCTCTAAATATTTCATCCATCTTTTCTCCGTCGATTGTCTTTTTGTCGTCAGTCAATGCTATTTCAAGTTCTTTTAGACCATCGACTGTTTTGGTCGAATATTTCGATTCATTATTTTTTATATATTTGTTTACTCGATTAAATATTTGAAGGATTATGGTCGATGCTTTCAATTCTCCAAATATTTCAGGGATCATTTCTCCGTCGATTGTCTTGCCGCCGGTCAATGCTATTTCAAATTCTTTTAGGCCGTTGACTGTCTGTTTTGGTCGAATATTTCGACATATTTGTTATATAATGTCTTCTTGCGTTGCCTGTCCTAATATAACCATCCTTGTCTATTAAAATATAATAAGGATAAATCTTTGTCTTGCGCCATTCTGGAGAATTTGCATTTATAGCATAACAATCAATATTTTTATTTATTTTTTCGTTATTTTCGTTGGCGAATTTTTGATATACAGGTATTATTTCCTTACAATTAAGATCAAGATCAGATGAATATATCCATTAATCTTTTTATTAGATGTTGTATATACGTTATGTATTACATCAAAATGTGGTGGGTTTAAATAATATATTGGTGGGTTAAAATAATAAATTGGTATTAACATAATTTATTTTAAATTTTGTAATAAATTATGTTAATACCAATTTAACTTTTCAGTTATATAAATATTTCTTTTATCCGTCGATTTTCTTGCTGCCGGTCTAGTTTTATTTGTTTACTTTACCTGAAAAAAGATACCAAGTCTATTAAAATAAAAAAACGATACCCAGTGCTGACCCAGTCGTTGGTTGCAACGCTAAGTCCCATTATGGAGCATTTATAACATAACTATTTTTATTAATTTTTTATATTTTCGTTGGCGAATTTTTCTTGGAAATATAATGTATCAATTGTTTTTTATTAATTATCTATATCAACAGATTTACACCCTTGAAGATTTAAAATAGCACCTTAAAGGTTGGGCACAATCTATTCCATGTAAATTTTGGTTAGGCTTACTAAATATAAGGGTTGATTAAACCGATTTCTTCATCCAGAATGATACTGGTAAATCCCTGAAACGTCCAAATGAGAATACACTCAAGGACATATGTAGTGTTTTTAAGTTGTTTTTTCTAAAATACTTTAAGGGCGTGGTTTTAAATCTTCAAGGGTGTAAATAATATATTTAATTTTTAATAATCCCAATTTATTTGTTCAGGTCTGTAAATACTTCCGAGATCGTTTTTCCGTTTATTTTCTTGCCGCCGGTCAATGCTATTTCAAATTCTTTTAGGCCGTCGAGTGTTTTAGTCGAATATTTTTTAAAATTTTCATTGAGATGTCTTTCTACTAGACCCGAAAAAAGATAACCTTTATTGTTTATTAAAATAAAACAAGGAAACGTTTCGATTTTTGCAATTCTCTTAATTATATAACGTTTATGCGAGTCTGCTTTCCAATCGTCGGAATCTACTTGTATAGCATAACAATCAATATTTTTCTTTTTTTTTTTTATATTTTCGTTGGCGAACTTTTGATATATAGGTATTATTTCCTTACAACTAGGATCAGATGAATATATCAAACAAAAACCCTGTTTGATTTTTTTATTAGCTGCTTTATATAGGTCTATATTATCCTCTATATCTTTTGGTTCTAAATAATTTATCGGCGGTAATAACATTTCATTCATTTATTAAATAATATTATTATTTTTATTATTTTTATATTTTATAATATATTGATTGTTGATTTGGTTAAATCACTTAAGGTATTCAAATACTCCAGCATTGTCGGTGAGTTCTTTTTCAATTTTTTGTAGACCTTCGGCTGTTCTGTCCGATATATTCAAATTATATAAGTCCACTCTTCCTGTCTTAAGAGAACCTTGTTTATCTATTAAAATAAAACAAGGATACCCGCCGACTTTTGCAATATTCATAATTTTCTTAAGATGACCAGTATCGTTCCATTGGCTGGAATCTGCTTGTATAGCATAACAATTAATATTTTTCTTTATTTTTTCGTTATTTTGTTCCGCGAATTTTTGATATTCGGGCATTAGGTTCTTACAATGACCACACCAAGTTGCATATATGCAACAAAAACCCTGTCTAATGTTTTCATTATTTATTTTGTTGGAATCCAAATCTAAATCTTTTGGTTCTAAATAATTTATCGGGGGTAATAAAAAGTCATGCATTTATTATATAATATTATAATAATTTTTAATTTTATTTTAAGAAATAAAATTAAAAATTAATAATTACAGCTAGGTAACCAACAATATCTAACGAGCCCCGAGTGAAAATTTGTTATTTTCGTATGCGTCCAATTTTTAAGCATTTGGGTTTATTTCCGGACGCATACGACAATAAACCCAAATTTATATCGAGTTGTTTGCACCTTTGAAGATTTAAAACCGCACCTTTCGGTGAAATAAAAAATCAAGTCTATTTCGCCGCGAAGCGGAGTAATTTTGGTTTGGGGTCGCCGTCCGACCTTCTAAAAACCCCGAAGAGTTGTTGCTTCTTGATAAATAATTCGGTCTTGCCTTGTTATTTATCGCATTATAAGCCGTCTACAAGACGCATAAATATTTGTTGCTCTGTTCGTATCTCTGTTCCAATAACCACTCGAGAAACTCGACTTACAACGAATTAGTCCATGAACTAAAACACTTCCGTTTCTGTATGGTCTTGGATTTTCCATTACCATTGTCTTTTTACAAATACCTACCTCACTGGAACATCTACACAATGTCCTGAACTCATCTACCAAATATGTTTGAAATCCTGCATTTTTAAACAAAGTTCGCATTATTCCTTTTCCTTTGGTTGCTTCTTTGCGCTTTATAAGCGCATAATGCTTTTTTTGTTCGTAATCTCCAAAACACACAACATCTTTTTCGTTACCAAAAATGCGTTTGAAGTTATTTAGTTCGCTTTTCTTGGTATTTCTATAACTTTGTAATAATAATCGTAGTTTCCCGAAAATATATTTTTCATAAAACGGAAATAACAAACCATTTATTTCACTCTTCTTTTGGATATATTCTTTGAATTTTGTAATATCAAGTGTTTTCTTATTTAGTTTTGACAATTCTGTTTCCCATTATATTATTGTTTTTCCTTGTATCTTTTCCTTTTTCAATTCCAGTTGTATTTTTGAATACTTCTTTTTCTTGGTTTCTTTTCTGCGTTGGTCTTCTTCTCTAAAAATTCAAGCAAGCGTTCTTTTGTCATACCACCTTTTTCGTATAATTCTTTACCGACCCATTTGGAATTACTTATTGCTACCAACAAATTTACGAAATACGAATTGGTTTGTAGTTTTTATTACACCGCCTACCCAAATTACATCTGCTATAAGTTGGTTTCAACACAGAACCTACGCTTGTTTCATCTAAACAAATAATCTTATTGATTGGGAATTGTTTTATTTTGATATAAAACTTATCCAATTTAGTCTGTTTGTCAATGGGTTTCTTGTATCTTTGATTAGGAAAATGCTCATGCCTCGTTCGTTTTCTCGTTTTGTTGTTATCTCTAACAATCTGTCCTAAATGTTGAGATGTTACATCAAATGTGTGATATTTGTTTTTCATATCAAATGCTAAAATTCGTTCTGATCGTTTTGTTTCAATAAATACAAAGCGGTATTTACTTGTGGTTTTGTAATTTTATACGATACTGGTTTTATATTTCTTCTTGTAAGATTTTTGGAAGTTTCGTATCTTTTAACCCAATCATGAAATGTGGATTTCTTACAATCAAACAAGTTCGTTTGTATCCATCTCCTTTATCATTGGTTAAGTAATATTTAAGTGCTGAATTTTTGTAATCCTCTGTCTTATGTGTAGTCATCTATATTATTCATAGAAAAATATAAAAATGCTTCAAGTATGCGGTTTTAAATGAGAAAAGGTGTAAAAGACGGATAAAAATATTTAAATACCATCAAAAAATACAAAATATTTTTTTTTTTTGATTTAAATAATACATATTATAAAATGTCTTCCATCTCAACATCAAATGTAACATCCGGATTTATTGATCTGGCAACTTTCGACGAAATTGAAAAATATTTATACGGTGGTCCAGATGCGACTGCCTATTTTGTCAGAGAAACGAGAAAAGCAACATGGTTTACGCAAGTGCCTGTTGTGCTTAGCAGAGCATCGGGATCACCCGCTTTTAACCAAGAGTGGTCTGTAAGTATTTCCAGGTCCGGCGATTATCTTCTCCAGACTTGGGTTCGGCTCCAAACGCCGTCTATTACTTTAAATACTGGAACCGGAAGTACTCTCGGAACAGCCGGATCTCTCAGATGGACCAAAAATTTCATGCACAATATTATTCGAGAATGCGCAATTACTTTCAACGATTTGGTTGCGGCAAGATTTGATAATTACCATCTTGATTTCTGGGCCGCTTTTACCGTTCCCGCAGGTAAAAGAAATGGTTATCAAAACATGATTGGAAATGTGGATGATCTCACCGGAGCCCATAACGCCAGCAATGTTTCAACTGCCAGCCACAACGGGTTGGGTCTTACGCTCCCGTCTCTTACTCTCAATCTCCCTCTTCCGTTTTTCTACGGCCGGAATTCCGGAATTGCTCTACCTACCGCTGCTCTTCCCTACAACGACATGCGCATCAATTTCTCGTTCAGAGATTGGCGGGAACTTCTTATTCTCGAATCTCTTCCGTCTGTTCCCGGAAAAGAAAACAGAATAGCCATAAACGTTCCAGGCGACATTACAAATACCCCCACCCTTAACTTCTGCCAAGTGTGGGCCAATTATGCTATTGTTTCCAACGATGAACGTAAAAGAATGGCGTGCGCCCCCCGTGATATTCTCATCGAGCAAGTGCAAACGGCTCCCCGTCAAACATTTGTTCCCAACCAGAATTCCGCTCCCAGTTTTGATATACGGTTTTCACATGCTATTAAAGTTCTATTCTTTTCAGTCCGTAATACCACTTGGTACTCGGAATGGTCCAATTACACGTGTTCTTCTCCTTTCTCCGGCGGGTCCACTTTCCAAAGCCAAGATTCCGTTACCTCGGTCGATCCTATTCTTCAAACTTCTCTGATTTATGAAAATTCCCAGCGTCTCTCTCAGATGGGATCCGATTACTTTTCACTGGTTAATCCCTTCTTTCACGCGCCTGTTATTCCCAATGAAACTGGCTATCACATGTATTCTTATTCTCTTGATTTCATCAGTCTCGACCCAATGGCCAGCACGAATTTCGGCAAATTGACAAATGTAAGTATGGTACCAGAAGCATCCGCTGGTGCTATCTCCGCGTCAAACGGAACTTTCGGCAACGGCGCCGACTACAAACAATCGTTTGAATTTGTTGTAACTGCAATCAACAACAACATTATTCGTGTATCTGGTGGTGCACTTGGTTTCCCTGTCCTCTAAAAACAAACAAGTCTATTTTCCAAAAACTACAAATATTATATTATAAATATAATATTTTCGTATTTTTCGTATTATAAATAGGTGGTATTTATAATAGGTGGTATTTAGGTGCAATTTTACGCAATAAAACGCAATATAATAATCTAAATATTTAGAATTTCTTATTATAAATGTACGAGATAAAAAAAAATACTGGCGCGGAGACGACAAAATCAAAAAAAAACAATAGTGAATACGAGTGGGTTATATTACTTAGCGGGTAAAAATGTTTATAGTGGTTATTTTATAATACTATTTTACTTAATTTATAATACTATTTTACTTTAATTTATAATACTATTTTACTTTAATTTATAATACTATTTTACTTTAATTTATAATACTATTTTACTTTAATTTATAATACAAGATGTAGAGTTGATTCTTTTTGGATGTTGTAGTCGGCTAGAGTTCTGGAGTCGTCGAGTTGTTTTCCGGCGAAAATGAGCCGCTGTTGGTCGGGCGGGATTCCTTCTTTGTCCTGGATTTGTTGTTTGATTGATTCTATCGTTTCCGACTGCTCAACATCCAGTGTAATAGTTTTTCCAGTTAACGTTTTTATGAAAATCTGCATCATTTATTATATTAATTATTTTTATTAAATTTTAAATTTAATAAAAATAGTATTTGACTTTTGGTAAAAATCTGGCTTACTTGACGCAGCCAGAAACTAGTAGCGGTTTTATAAGTATAATAAAATTGAATATCCAACCAGACTGATACCGCGGAGCGGCGTCTCGGTAGTAAATTAAAATATATTAAATTTAAATTTTAATTTTAAATTTAATATAAATGATTGAAAGTATAAATAATTTTATATCTGATCAGAATTTAGAAGAAATTTTAAGAAAAGCGAATGCTGTATATTTAAAAAATATAACAAATTTAACCGATGCTGTAAAAATGATGCATTTGTACAAATATGATAATGTATTTTTTGATTTTAATAAAACATTAAATTTACCAGAAAGCAATGAAGACGGGCAATTTTATCTTGATGACGATACCGGGTTGTATGTTTATAATTACGATGGTTTGTTTCCCACCTATGCCGATATTATAACCGATATAAAAAGCAATGTCCCGGTTAAATTAAAGTACGGGGCGAATGTAAGCGATATAGATGCCAATTTTAAATTATATAATTTTTTGTCTCCTTTTTGCAGTAAATCTTTCAATTTTTATTTTGCGACGAAAACAGAAAACAGAGAATTTAGTTTTAGTATGCGGTGTTATATATTAAACGAACCCGCGAAACAAATATTTTACGACCTCGGCACAATAAAAACAATTACGCATACTTATTCTGGCGGGTGCATGGCTCCAAATTAGTAATACTCCACTCGCCACTTCTCACCGACTATTATACTATTTACACCAGGATTACTAAATGAAATACGATTACTAAATGCAATCCGATTACTAAATGCAATCCGATTACTAAATGAAATACGATTACTAAATGCAATCCGATTACTAAATGAAATACGATTACTAAGCAAACAAATTTTTTATTGATAATAAAAAATTAAAGAGACTTAATACAATCTTTTTGACGATGTTTTATAAATGATGTGTGCAAATTTTTCGAAATTGTCGGTAGTTTTGTCCGCAATCACGTATTCTCGTTTTTTTATATAATTTCTTAAATGATCATATAGAATCAACAAGTCTTTTCTGTAAAAGAAAAGCCATATTTTAAAATTTGGTATTTTATGAGAGATTAAAATTTTGTTTTGGTTTAATTCGACAGAGGGGAGGGCAAGATTGCAAAACGGTTGATCGATTGTATTTTCTTTACTTGATAGAATGGGTATATCCTTATTTTTACAAACATCTTTCCACGATTTGTTGGGTTGAGCCATATTAATTAAGACATTTTCTTTAAACCAAAATTCACATGCACATTTCCATAACATGTTCGAGATATCTATTTTTTTCATTTAAAATAGAGTCTTTAATAATTTTCCTAAAATCTTTTATTTCGCCAACCGCGGAATTATTTTTTGGGGTTTCTTCTGTTTTTTTAAACACTATGAAAATTCGGTTTGATACATCTTTGTATAATTTTGTATTTCTTAATTCTTTATATTCTTCAACGAGTCCCGATACAGATATTTTTATTTTATCGATGGATTTAAAAATAATATCAAAATCGTAATCGTAAAAATCTTTGCATGTTAAATATATTATTTTTTTTTTGGACAAACATAAATCTATTTCTTGAATGTGAAGAGGCCGGTCGCTCCGGATGGTCAACAAACTAACCGCGTTTTTTGTGTTGTCGTATGATTGTTGCATGGAAGATCCCGGGTAATATATGTTTGCCTGTGGGCGCTGGGCGTCGTGTATGTGGCCGGATACAACTTCTGGATAATCAAGCATCCATTTGTCCCCCTCTTCCGACACAATAGACCCCATTTTGCATCCGTAAAATTCCTGATGCGCGAAAATACAAGAAGCGGTTTTCCAATCGTCGTTTAGTGTATCCAGAGCAGTTTCGAACATCCCAGGCTGGACGTACGGCACAAATACTATTTTTATATTTCGGAGGGAGGCGACGACAACTTTGTCTACAATAATAGCATTATTTAAATGCTTCATGCAATTCATCCAATGTCCGGTGGTTAAAAATTGTTTGTTGTTGTACATGTCGTGATTTCCAACAAGTATATATGTTTTAACTAGGCTTGCTATATTTTCAACAAAATACACGGCTTTGTTTAAAACCATTGAATTGAGCCGTTCGTGGGTGTGTAATATGTCTCCGGCTATTAAACAGAAATCCACGGGATTTTCTTTTACAATATTAATTATTTTATCAATGAAAATATCAACTTCTTCAATGTTTGATATTTTAAAATGCGGATCGCCGATGAATAATACTCTGAGTTTATCATTATCCATTATATTTACTCTAGTTAGTGGTTTTATTTTCAAATAATCAATTTTATATAGCGCGAGTAACTTTTAGCGAACAATCCGTTACTGCTTGGCTGTACTAACGTTTACTAAAGCCATTTTTATAAAAGGTTTAGTTCTATTCGGAATAGTTAATTATACTAGTATATGAATTTATATTTATTTCCTATGATTTCGAAATAAAAATCAAGTGGTGTATAGCGGTGTATAGGGTCTATCGAATTCGGCCGTCGGACGTGAACGGCTATAAACGAAACTTTCAATTTATAAATATATAGTTTATACGCGCAGTAGACCTAGCAATAAAAAGAATAAATAAACCTTACCCTACTTAATGCTGATAGGGGTACCTTGCTGGACTGGCTACCACACCAGACGAGGTTTTTATTAAAAGTTCTCCCGATATTGGAGTGGAATATCATGCCTGAGACAGTATCCGGAATAGTTGATAGATACTAAAACGCTTTTGTTTTCAAATATTCAACAAGCCGCATTAATTCAGTGTCGGACGAACTTCCTTTGGATTGGCATTCGAATGGTTTGATCAGATAGCAGTTATCTTTTTGACAGTCGTATACATCCATATTATCGTCTATAATCAAACTATTATTTGTAGTAATATTTTTTATCTTGCAATCTTTTTTTAAAAAATCAATTTTTTTAGAAAATCCGGTGGATTTTTTTGATTCTTCGCAGTGATAGGAAAAAAAAATCCATTGAATTTTTCTGGTTGGGTCTGGATCAAGAATAAATTTTTTAATAACAAACATTGCGTAATCTTTACTTGCCGCAGTCCAAACAGACACATTGTAATTTGAAAAAATATAAGAAAGAAATGTCTGCAGATGTGGTCTGCTATAAATTTTATAGTAATTTTTCATTTCTTTATATTCCAAAGAACTATCAATATTAGATCTGTCGTTTATTTCAATCGAGCAAATAAGAGTTAAATCCAAATCTAAAATTATATTTTTTAGTTTTTTTATTGAATTCATTTATAATATTAAATTTATTATAAATGAAGTTTAATTTTTTTTGTTAGCGTGATCAAATTCTTCTCTTGATTTTTGCATAGCCGCTGCCACTGATACAATATTCAATTTTTTTTCTTGTTTATCGAATGTTTCTTTTTTAATACCAGTCACCACAACTGGTTCGTCCCCTTTTTCCGGTTCGGTAATCCCAAATTCAAAATTTCCAGCGTTAGTGCGCATGCCCATCGGAGGTCTTTTTCCTATATCTTTATTTTTACTGCAAAGAGTGCTTTCGTATGCACTTGCATCTTCGGTGTAATCATCTGAAATTATTGTTATTTTTTTTTTCCTTGCTTCCTTGGGCACAGGCGGAGGGAGAGTTTTTTTGGTTAGTTTTATAATTTCCTCAACCCATTTGTACGCATCGTTTCCGCTGTATGTTTCAATATTATCTTTCTTTACAACTAATAAACACGGCAATTCTTTGATATTTAAATCGTTTTCTATTTTATTTCTAATTTTGGGATTATCAATGCAAAGAATCTGGATATTTAAATTGGTAACTGATTCTTTGATGTAATTTGAGAATAATTTTGAAATGTTTGAATATTTGCTATATAAAACAATAAAATATTCTTCTGTATTCATTTGTTATATTGTTATCTTTAGGTTAATAAATCTTTTAACTCATTTTCTAATTCTTTTTCGATTTCTTCTTCGTCTGTTTCATTGTAGGTGTCGTCGTTTTTATTTGCGTCGTCGCAATTTTCGATTTCTTCTATATTAAAAACAACTCGTTTGGGCTTTTCTGGATTTCCTCCTAAAATTTCAGGTCGGACCGTGTCTGCGTTTTCATACCGGGTCGCGTTTACCACAGTATTATATTCTTTCCGGCGGATTTCTTTTTCGCTATAATTTTTGTTTTTACCTTGTTTTTCCATAGTAACCGACCCTTTTTCCCGATCAAACGAAACAAATGGAGTTTTTAAAACGGATTTATTATTATTAATATTATGATTTGCATTTGCTTTAGAATTAAATTGACCAATGGAATTTATTTTATCAAATAAATTGGCAATCAGATCGGATTGTTTATTTATTTTATTTTCTTGGTCGTCTATTTTTTTTGTCAATTGTTCAATTAATTCCATTGTTTTCTTGTTTTTATTTCCAAAATAAAAAACCAATCCAACTACAGCCACTAACTCCCCAATTATATGAATAGTTTCATTTTTTATAGACATTATATTATGCTATCATTTAACTTTAAATACTTTTGAATTTAAAGCTTGATTTATTACACCTTTATTTATCACTGATTTATTACACCTTTATTTATCACTGATTTATATTACTGATTTGTCACACCTCTTAAAATAAAAAAATAATAAATATACAATAATAAATAATGTATCCGAATAATAAAGAACACTATTTTTCATCTTCTCGGACCAATATGTCCGACCAAAGCCAGTCGGAAGTTGGACAGTATAAAAATTTAAAATATCCACACGATCCATATAATTCAAAAGAATGTCAAAAACAGCGGTCATTCCATTATTATCTCAAATCTCCAATCTCACAAGAATGTAAATCTCGAAGCACGAGGAAACATCACCGTGAAGAACCATTGGATGTGTACAGTCAGTACAAATGTAGAAAACAGAGATCATTGCATAAACATGACCCATATAATTATAGAACAGTCGATCCGGAATGCAGTGACCCAGAATATAATCAACGCATTGATCCGTCGATGCCGCTATATGTTAACCCCCTTGGTAAATACCCGGCTAATAAATTTGTTACCCTGCCGTCTGAATCAAAAAATAAATACCCCGTTAAAAGATCAGCCGATCGGCTTCCGAAATGGTCCCAATTTAGGTCTCCTTCCTCACCTCGGGTCAATCGGTCCCAATTTAAGTCTCCTTCCTCACCTCGGGTCAATCGGTCCCAATTTAAGTCTCCTTTCTCACCTCGGGTCAATCGGTTCAAATTTAGGTCTCCTTCCTCACCTCAGGTCAATCGGTCCCAATTTAAGTCTCCTTCCTCACCTCGGGTCAATCGGTCCCAATTTAAGTGTCCTTTCTCACCTCGGGTCAATCGGTTCAAATTTAGGTCTCCTTCCTCACCTCAGGTCAATCGGTCCAAATTTGGAAGCGAATAAATTGTAAAAGTCTCGCGTTGTATAAAAGTAAAAAGTCGAATTAAGATACTAAGTCAACCGGAAACGACTCTCTATATTATAGAAAGTGAGTCTTTAATTTATTTAGTCGATATTATAATATGAATTATATTATAATATTAAAATTTGATATAGCTGAAATTTTTAAAATTAGACTGCAGAAAAATAAAGTACACCTAATATGGTTTCCAGGAAATTAAATATTTTATATAGGCCAAATTAATTAAAAGTTTTTCGAAATCTAAATTTAAAAATTCAGACAAAGTTTGAGTGTAAAACAATTTATGGGGGTAAGAGAATTCGTAATCTGTAAAAACGGATAGTATAATATCGTAATATCCATAAATTGAATATGGTATATCGATCATTTTCATATTTTTAATTTTTGTTTTTTCGCGGTTAAAAACATATAAATCTGTAAATATAGTACTTGCAATTGTCAAGGCTTCGATTTTTTTTAGATTTTCAATATCTCTGGTAGAAAATAGGTCTGTGATAGTTTTAGAAGAAATAAGTTTGTTGAATATATTTTTATATAAAAAATAAATATTTTCGCTTTTTCTTATAACAGTTGGCGTACTCATATTATTACTACTTAAATAAAATTTTGTATACAAAATCCAAGATTTCAAAGTTTGTATGATTCTATTTTTTGAATAATATGTTAAAAATAAATTATCAAAGGTAGCAACTTTTTTTTTTTTGAAATTTTTTATAGAATTTAAGCATATATTACATCTTTCTGTTGTTGTTGAAGATATAATAATATCAAACGCCGACGATGCAGATACATGAGAATCCATAATAGTTAAAATATCCTGCAGACTTTCGCTGTTGTAATTTCTCAAAGAGCATACTTGTACATGTTTTTCTATAAATTTAAATAAATCAACGGGTCTTTTATCTTCGTATGCAGACTCGACGGCAGGATATTTATCAAAATTATGATATTCGGGTTTAATAAAATATCTAATCATGTTGTTTATAATATTTACATGCAACGAATCTATTTCGGCTGATCTGGACAAAACAAGATACGAAGTTGACAAAACAATATCTCGGATGTCTTTGCTAAGAGAAATTTGCTCGTCTAGATTTCCGTATCTTATGTTATTGTGGAAAAAGTGAGATTTGCTATAATCCAGAATAATAGGATTCAAATTCATTTCAAAAACCGCAATTCTAAATTCGCTCTTTTCCTTGTCGTAGAATTTATATGCATACGACTTATCATCTTTGGTTATAATTATATTTTTTGGCAATAAATTCGAATGGACAAAACAATTGTTTTTCTGCGCGCAATCAAGGGCCAAACATATTTTCGAAAGAATCTTAAAATAATTTAATATATCAAACGATTCACTGTTTATATATTCTTCGAAATCAGGGCCGACAACCGCCTCTGATAATAAAGAATCGGCATATTCCATTCCATATACAAAAGAAAAATTTGGAACAAGTCTACATATATTATTAATGACGTTTAATCCAGTAAAAGCCTCGTGTAAAATTTCACCATGGTCAAGTTTTAGAGTGATAGTAAACATATAATTATTTATATTTTTATAAAATATTTGTTCTGTCTCGGAAAGAATTATATACGAGTCCGTGTTTTTGTCCATGGTAAACAAATTTAAGTTGATTAATCCCATGTACAAATAAAGATATCTATATGCCGATAAAAACCCATAGTTTCTGGTATACCATGCTTCAATGTCGGCAAAATTTACGGGCAGTATACGAGACATGCCCGAATATGCTTTTTCAACATCTTTTACTTTCATTGCTTCAATGATTTTCCGCATGTCGCCGTTATTTCTTATATTGAAATTGTCAATCCGAAAGCGAGACAAAGCGTAAGATTTTTTCATCGACGCGTTTAAATCAATAAACAATTTTTGCATGTAATCAAACATCGAATTTTTGCAAAGGTATAGTTCGGAAAATTTCTTTGCGTTTTCTGCTATTTTTTTGCATGTTTTGTCGTTTGATTTACACCAATCAATAATTTCCAACAAATTTGATAAATCTGAATTTACAGGGATATAATGTTCGTACGGTTGAAGCAAATGACTGTACCACAATTTCCACGTAGAATTTACCAACAAAACAACCGATCCCATTCCCAATTCATTAGATAATCTAAACGCAGATACGTGGCCGTCGATATTTAGTATATATTTATATTTCGATTGATTTTCATACGACATAAATTCAACAAGCGGTATTTGCGCATTAATTTCTGGAATTTTCAAATACTCGTTATTTTTTAATTTACGCGGCCGAGCGTTCCATTTTGTTATCCCAGCATCCAATACATTTTTATTGCTCATCGACATATAAGCGGCTTTCAATCTAATATTTGTATCGATGTCGTGCCCGCATCCAGTCATTGATCCTCTGAAAATCGCTATTTCTTTTTTTTCGGACCAGGGTGTACTAAAGTTTGCAGTGGCTGATAAAGAAGTCCAATCCGAGTACGTTGGAATTGGAATATCAGCGTACGAATTTCCGCTTACCATTGATAAGATAGGACAGTAAGAAGGATACGAATGTGAAACAAGCGGCGTGTCGTCGCCCCATATATTATCGTATGCTTCCATGCCATTATTTTTCAACAATGGAAAATCTCTTTTGTTTATAAAAAATTCCATGTCGGGAATATCACGATGTTGGCATAAACTTTCAAACATATTTTTTATATCTTCCAAGTTGTTTTCGTGGTCTATTTTATCATATCTAAAAATGCAATTATTGGCATACCAATTTTTAATATCCAAATGCACTTTTTTCGTATTAAAAATATAACGTGTATTTTGTATTTTATTTGTTTCATCGATTAAATTCTCTAAGAAATGCTTGACCGACGTAAATTTAGGATCTATTTTAACTTTGTCGTGCCATTCATTTAAAAAAAATGCGTTTGAAAACGGCAAGAATACATTCAATTTATTATCTATTATTTTTACGTATATACATTTTTTAAATTTATTAAATAAATATTTGAATGTATATTCAACCGACGCAGGGGTTTGATTTGCGTATTTGTCAAAATCCGCTTTTTCGTTTAGTTGCTTGTGTATGTTATTGGACAAATCTATCTTTTTGTCAAGGTTGATTATTGTTTTTTTATTTATATTGTCATAAAATTCTTTTTCAGTTGTTGCTACTTTAATTGTTCCTCTGGTCGACTTTCCGAAATCGAAATTTTGCGCATCTTTTATATAATTTATAACTTTATGTTTATTATTTGGTGAATAAACCGGGTGGCTGATATCTGATATTCGAATGGAAGGCTCTTGTATTGGAACTCGCGTAGGCCCCTGACCAGAAGAGATTTGTGTCTGCCCTCGAGCAGGCTCTTGGATTGGAACTCGCGTAGGCCCCTGGCCAGAAGAGATTTGTGTCTGCCCTCGAGCAGGCTCTTGGATTGGAACTCGCGTAGGCCCCTGTCCAGAAGGGCTTTGTGTATGTGCTCGAGCAGGCTCTTGGATTGGAACTCGTCCGTGTTTATATGAACCTTGTCCAGAAGGGCTTTGTACAGGTCTGTAGGAACCTTGACCGGGAGTGGGATTTTTATTATTAGGTAATTTGTTAGATTTAAGTCCGTCAAACATGATTATTTATTTAATTAATAATTAAATAAATCTTTTTTATTATGAATGAGTTCGATTAAATATTTGTTTAAAGAGCATACCTTTTTCATATTTTGAAGTTTCGTTCATGGAAACAATATCAGCGTGATTTTCAAATGCATAAGAAAAACATTTTTCCTGTATTGAATCCATAATCAAAAAATTAGTGGAGGTTGTATACGTGTATTCTATTGGTATATTTTCTTTTATCAGAGAATGTATTTGATATGCGGATATATTAGTTCTTTCGGCGGCTCTGGTTTTTTTAATTTTCAGATATTTTTTGTTTAGCACGTACAATAGACCTCTCGACATAAAAAGGATCGAACAAAACAGCACTTCAAACTCTATATTTTTAGGAGAACACAATTCGGCTACTTTTTCTATTTCTGCATACACAGCCGCTCGAAAACTTCTGATTGCTTTTTTTCTATTTCCCCCTTTGGATTCGTACATGAGTTTCAACTGCCTGACTGATTTAATAATCCCTTCCAGGATAGACAAGCAATCAATGTCATATCTTATTTCTTTTTCTATTTTTCTCCATTCATTAATAAATATTTCAAACGCCATTTTAGTGTCTTTGATAATATTTTCTTTTTTGTCGGTAAAGCACAGAGGCAGATCGATTAAAGTTTGAATATTTTCTATAAACAAATCTTTATTTTTTTCTAATATTGTTTTTTTTTCAAGGGGAGAAGACAGCATTTTATGCATTTTTTGCCGACACTCTCCGTGGCTTTCCCATCCGGTGGTGTGGTCGGCGGTGTGGAAAATTTTTTTTATTTTTTTTCTTAAATTTCCGACGCATCGGCGGCCGTTTGTATTTTTAAAATCCATGCTAATTGAAATAAGAAATTTTTGCATGTCGATGTATTCGTCGAAATAATTTGAAGTGTATCCAAGATCAAGATATTCCATTGATGCATATAAAGGCTTTGAATCATTGTCCTGGACATAAGAATATCCAAAATCTATTATCACGGCGCACACGCCATCACTCGGAATGCATTCCCATCTTTCTGTGTTTGACGAATCCTTGAAAATATACACAAATACTATATTTTTGTCGCAATTTTTAATCATGACATTGCTGCTGTGCAAATCATAATGAGTTAATTTTTTTTTATATTGTGAAATCATAAGAGCGTACATGACTTGATTTATGGCAGAAAAAATCATGTTGTTTGTAACACGCGGATCTGAAATAAACCGGCGTAATTTTACGGATTTTATGTATTCGGCGAGTAAAATTTGTATATTCCGGCCTTTCTTTTTACTTCTTGCAAACGGGTTTTTTTTATTATAATAATCATTGTCCAATTCTTGCTCATACGAATTTATATAAATTGGAAAATTAATGCAATATGAAGTCAGAGAATAGAGTGATTCAAGGACAATGCTTTCGTGTGAAATAGTGTAATTTCCAAACGTCGGAATTTTAAAAACACAACAGTCGTTTATATCTTCAATTTCATAAATTCCTGTTAGTCCTTGATTTCCTTGGTTTTTAAAAAAGCATTTAAATTTCAAACAATTGATATTTTTTTCGATACTTTCTTTGATTTTTTTTGTACCGGATATGTCATGTAAGTTTATTTCCATTATTATATGTTGTCTTTACTTTAAACCGGCTAAAAGTTTTAGTGGGATAATTATTTTTATTTGGAGTCCAAATAAAAATTAAGTCTAATTTAGTGATTTAGTTTATTTAGTTACATAATCGTCGATTGATTCTCCGTCCAACCCTGGCAATTTTACGTTTTCGCCCATGTATGAAATAAAACTTTTTTCCGGGGTTTCTTCTTTGAAGCCGGCTTCTGTTCTAGCAGTCATGTATTTTTCAAAATATTTGGTTATAAATTCTGGATGTTCCGAATCCATGGCAACGAGGGTTGAGCGAGTGGCTAAAATAATAGTTTGAATTTCTTTTAATTTTTTGATGTGTTCCAAATAAGTCCATTCCAGCTGGGCTTTTTTCACTTTTAGCGTAATATAAGTTTCCAATGGATCATCTTCTAGATTTTTTGATTCCTGGAGTAATTTTTCTTCTCTCGATCTAATTTCCTCGATTGTTTTTTGGTCTGAATCTTTGTTTGCTTTTATGTCCGAAGAGATAGTATCGGCCATTTCTTTTCGGATATCTATTTCAGTTGTTTCGGCTGAATATTTGGAACTAAATGTAATTGGAAAAGGTCTGCCGACATAGGTGTGGTAAATTTTATGATACGAATCAACTTTTCGTATTAAGAATTCCGCTCTTTGATCGGATTCTACTTGCGTTGCGTAATTTCCTCTCAATTTTGCAAATCCAAAAACACCGTCTGCATTTGGCGTGGCTCCTTTGGCTGGCGTGAATGAAATAAGACCGTATAACTGCATAGGAATTTGAGGATCTGAATAAACTCTATCCATTTTAGGAAATTTTTCAACAAATGAAGAAATGTTTAGTTCGGCCATTGCTTCTCGCAATTCAGGAAGATTTAATTTTCCGGCAGCATCGGGTTTCCATTTCACGGTTCTATCTCTATCGGCCGGAGCAGTTAGAGAATTTTCTTTGTTCCATTCTTCGTGGGTAGACATTTATTATTATATTTATTCTTTAAACTTGGTAAATTATTTTCTTTTTCCTAATAATCCAGATATATATTTTTCATTCGCAATTTTACTTAATTTGGCGTTGTTGATTGAATCGACTGGGGTAGTAGTATCTTTTTGTGTGTTTTTTGCTGCTTCCAACTCGAATTCCAGGATTTTAATAGTATTTAGTAATGTAATTGTTTCTGGCGGGATTTCTTGTGATTTTTGAATAACCAAATTCATATATTTTTCATTTAATTTTTTATATTCTTGTTGTTTTTCCAGCATTTGGAAATTCTTTTTTTCTCGTTCTAATTGTTTGCACATTTCTGTTTTTTCGTCGATAATTTTTTTGGATAAATTATATTCTTTTGTCAAATCCTCATTTGTTTTCATTAATAAATTTTTTTCTATATTTTTATCTCCTAATATTTTTTCGTATTTTTTCCTCTGTGTTTCCATAGGAGACTCGTGTTCTTTAATGATTTGTTTCATTTCTTCTAAATTTTTTTCCAGAATGCCGTTGGTTTTTTTAATAATTTCATATTTTATATTTATTTCTTTCATTTCGGCGTCTTTGTGTTCTAGCGCGTCGTTCATCGCGGCGTATTTGGATTCAAACTCGGCGTGTTTGTGTTCTAGTGCGTCTTTCATGTCGGCGTATTTGGATTCAAACTCGGAGTTATTGTTTTTTAGCGCGTCGTTCATCGCGGCGTATTTGGATTCAAACTCGGCGTCTTTTCTTTTTAGTTTTTTTATTTCATCTTTATTAGCATCCAAATTTTCCATCATTTCTTTTATTTCATTTTCCCGGGATTGTAAAGTTTCCGTTATTTCTTTTATATTATTTTTTTGCACAGTTTTTTTTTCATAGTTTTTTTCAAATTTTATTTCCAGCGACCCGTATTTTTTTTTAATATTTTCATATTTTTCAACCGCCATTTTTTTTTCATTTTCCTTAGTCGTCATGGAATCAACAAACTCTTTTTTAATATTTTCAATGTGTTGATACATGCATTCTTTTTCTTTTTCTTGTTCAATTTCTATCTCGGATTTTAGCGTGTTTACATATTTTATCATAGATTCTTTTTCTTTTTCTTTTATGTGTTTTAAATTTTCGGCTTCTTCACACAAAGTATTTATTTTTTCTTGTTTCCGCAAGTGCTCAACAGACAAATATTCAATTTCTTTTTTATTAGCAGCATTTAATTCATAAATTGTATTTTTTTCTTTTTCCAGTGCATTAAATTTATCTACAATGTGCTCGTATTCTTTTTTGTAAAATTCGTATTTTTCTATATGTTGTATATTGGCCTGTGACAAATCCAGTATTTCCTGTTTTAATTTGTTTAAATTTTCAATCATGGTTGTTTTCCCGGTTCTAAGTATTTCGTTCTCTTTTTCTACTTTTATTTTGTCAGCGTTTACCTGTGACAAATCCAGTATTTCCTGTTTTAATTTGTTTAAATTTTCAATCATGGTTGTTTTCCCGGTTCTAAGTATTTCGTTCTCTTTTTCTACTTTTATTTTGTCAGCGTTTACCTGTGACAAATC